TACTTTATCAGATACTACTTTATCAGATACTACTTTATCAGATACTACTTTATCAGATACTACTTTATCAGATACTACTTTATCAGATACTACTTTATCAGATACTACTTTATCAGATACTACTTTATCAGATACTACTTTACTAGAATTAGTTGACATTTCTGATAATTGTTTCTCTTTTTCTTCAATTATATCATCAAATTTAGTGTTATTGATAATAGGTTCTTTATTTGATTCTGAACTAAGAGAATTTATAATTGATTCCATTGTATTTTTAAGGTTTGTTGGTTCCATTTTATCATAATCAAAATTCACATCATTTTTATTTGCTTCAATACTTTCTATAAAAGAATTTTGATTAGAATCAAATAATTCATTATCATTAGAATAAATAGCTAAATGTTTAGATGATTCAGAAACATTAGTTGTATTATTATCATCGTCATTATCATCATCATTATTTTCATGATGATCATTTTCAGGATCATCATTTTCATTATTCTCATGATTTTCATTAGTCTCATGATTCTCATGATTTTCATGATCAATATTTGGGATTATTTCATTTACATATAAATCTGATTGATTTTTACTTTCTAACAAAATTTTATTTTTTTTTTGTGATGAATTTTCTAAAGGTATAATATTAGATATTTGTTCTAATACAGGTTCATTAGATGGTAAATTAATTTTAGACAATGATAAAACAGGATATTTTTTAATTATATTTTCAAGTTCTTCAAATTTATTTCTTAAATATTCAATTTCTTTATAAATAAAATAAACCACAATTGTTAAACCTAATAATATTAAAAATTTATAGTCAAAAAGTCCCATATTAATATTTATAGAGATTCTTATATAATAATAAACTCACCATATTTTTAGTATATTTTTAGTATATTTTTAGTATATTTTTAGTATATTTTTAGTATATAAGTATTTATTAATTCTATATAAAAATATATGATTACAAAAATATTATTATTTATAATATTAGTTGTATTTATAAATTGTTTATTTATAAAAACAGAATCTTTTCAAAATAATAATAATAATGAAATTAAAAATAAAATAATTTACGGACTTAAAACTATAGATGATTTATTTAATAAACATGATATTTATTATACTGCTGCATACGGTACTCTTTTAGGAACAGTAAGACATTGGGATATGATTCCTTGGGATGATGATGCTGATATAAATGTATGGAGGAAAGATTATAATAAGATAATGGGATTAAAAGACGAGTTTAAAAAAAAAGGATTAATATTAGAGAGTGATTGGAAATTAATAAAAGTTTATTTTGACGATACGAAATATCCATTTATTGATTTATTTATAAATGATGTAGAAAATGGTAAATTAGTAAGATGTAGTGAACCATTTGATAATAATTGTACAAAATTGGATAAGATAAATAGTTGGTGGTGGGATTATATAGATTATCCGATTGAGTGGATAATAAAAAGGAAAAGATTAAATTTTGGACCAATAAAAATATGGTGTCCGATAGAATCTGAGAAACTATTAAAATATTGGTATGGTGAAGAATGTTTAGTAGTGTGTAAAAGTCCAGAATACGATCATATAACAGGTAATTATGTAAAACAAATAAATATTAATTGTGATAATTTACCAAAACTTCAATTATAAAAAAATGTTAAGAATTTTTTCTAATTATAATTAATGATATCTCCCGCCGATATTCAAGTTACCAAAGTTGATTTAACTTTATTCTCAACAGTCTTAGTTGTTTCAAATTTAGTAGGATCTCAATTAGCAATATCTTCATTATTTAGTGAATCATGGATGAATTTTTCAGTAGCGACTCTATTAGGTGTTGCTTTACATGGTCTTTTAACTAATAAAATCAGTTCAATGATAAATACTAGTTTAAATATAAAAAATGAAGGTGTAAATAAATCAGTATATGACCTAATAAAGTTTGGTACAATTTTTGTTTCTCAAAAAGCAATAGTATCATACATTAATAATCAAACTATAGTATTTGATAACAAATGGTTAATGACTTCTGGTCTAACAATAGCAGGTTATTCAGGATTTAACTTATTTGTAGAAAATATGGTTCCTAAGATAGGTGCTCATCAGCCATTATTAAATGATTTAATAAAAGTATCAATGGGTGCATTAACAGCTAATTATTTTGTAGATGGTACTATTAATAAAGCTCATTTATTAGATTTAGCATCTCTCTTATCAGGGTTTACAGCATTCCATTTAGTAACCAAACGATATGTTGTCCAAAACAAATAATTATAAACTTTCAGTTTATTATAAAAATGAATATTATTTAAAATTTTAAATAATTATAAACTTTCAGTTTATTATAAAAATGAATATTATTTAAAATTTTAAATAATATTAATTTAAAACCTAAGTATTATAAATTAATAAATGACAGGAGGATTACTTCAAATAGTAACATCAGGAAAACAAGATATTTATTTAACAATAAATCCAGAAATAACATTTTTTAAAAAAGTTTTTAGACGTCATACAAATTTTTCACTTGAATTAAAAGAAATAAATTCAGAACAAACACCAGAATATAATAATAATATAACATTTAATTTAAATATGGGAGATGCGATACATAGATGTTATTTTGAAATAGATTTACCAAATTTAATTTTTTCAGATAAATATGTAAGTGATAATAATTATAATATATATAAACAATCAAGAATATCCAAATATCAAGATCAAGTAAATTATTGGAATGATTTTTATATAAATTTAAAGGGATATTGTGATATTGAAATTCAATTATATCGTTATTTATTTATATTACTCCAAACAGATAATATAACAATTAATTTATTAAAAGATGAAGTGAATAAATTTAATTACAAAAGTAAAATAACAAAAGATTTATATAAAAATAAATTAGAAGATTCAGTTTATAATTTAATAAATATAACAGGATATATTAACAGTATTAATAAATTAATAACAAATAATAAAACATACGATACAACCAAATATATAAATAGAATGGAAATATTAAATCAGATAAATTTAATGTATAATAATATAATAGAATATTTAGAATATTATAATGAAAAAAAAAATCAAAATGAAATAAAAGTAGTAGAACTTCAAAAACCAAATCAAATAAATTTTAATTATGCAAAATATCTTGGTCATAATTTTTTTAAAAACATAACATTAGAAATTAATGGTAAAAAATTTGAAAAATATGATAGTGATATTTTACATATAAATCAAATGCATAAAATTACACCCGATAATATGTCAAATTATTTAGAAATGATAGGACATACTCCATTACTAAATAATTTTGATAATAATTCAAAAGGAGGCAGAAAAATATTAGTTCCATTAATGTTTTGGTTTAATAAAGATGTTAATTCAAGTTTACCTTTAGTTTCAATGCAATATTCAACAGTAGTTATAATAGCCAAAATAAATGATATAAAAAATATAATAGCATTTGAAAATTATGAGAAAATGTACAATGATATAACCAAAATAACAATAGATAATACAAATGGTTTTATAGTAAATACAAATTTAATTTATAACACTTATAAATTAAATCCGAAACATAAAAGTATAACTTATTTTTGTAATTATATTAATGCTGAATTATTACAAATTCAATTTCCAGATTTAACTTTAGTAGAAGTCAATATACTATTAGAAAATAATGGTTCAATGATTAATTCTGAATTAGTAATAAATAAAGAACAATGGATTGGTTTTATGATAAATATAACTAATTCAATTTATATAACAATTGCACCAAAAGTAGGAAATTATTATCCATATATAAATTTTGATTTATATTATAGTTTAATTCCAACACCTAAAATAAAATTAATAAGTGAAGTAGTTTTTTTAGATGATGTAGAGAGAAGTAAATTTGCCTTATCAAAATTAGAATATGTAATTGAGAAATTTAATACTGACATATTTGATATTAAAAATAAAAATTCATTTGATTGTGAATTATCTTTTAATTATCCATGTAAAGAACTTTTATGGTATATACAACCTCAATTATATTTGAATAGTATAACAGAAAATGGTGAAAATATGAGTTTATTATATGATACTTATAAATATTTTAAATCAGATCCAGTTAATAATCAAAAACTAACCCTAAATCAAATAGATGTATTATTAGAGAATGTTAATTTTAATTATTGGACAAATACATTATCCTACAAATTTTTAAATAATATTTTACCTGAAGGAGTTTATTATCATTCTTTTTGTTTATATCCTGAAGAAACACATCCATCTGGAACAGCAAATATGAGACAAATTAAGGGTAAACAATATAGAATAGAAATAAATCAAGAGTTTTTAAATGAATATTATTCATATTTATTAATATTATACAAATCAAATACAAATTTAATAAATAATAAAAAGTCAATATTATTAAAATTTATAGCTAAAAGTTATGATTTATTTGTTGTTCATAAAGGACAAGCAGAATTAATTTTTGATACTTAAATAAAAATTGAAATAATTATTAAATAATTAGTATTATCATTTTTATTATGGAATGTCCTATTTGTAACAATTATTGTAATTTACCAAATGAAAAAAAATTAAATGGAAGATTTGCTATATTAGATTCAACAGACCGATTAGTTTGTAATGAATGTTATGATATATTAGATTGGGCTGTAACAACATGCAACTCAACACCTATAATTAAATCCAAAAAAAGCAAACCAAAAGTAGAATCTAAAAAAAAAGATAATCAATCATCATCATTGATGATGATTAATTGTCCTAAATGTCATAACATATTTGCAGATAAAATCTGTAAATGTGGGTATAAAAATCCATTATTTCGTTTTTAAAAAAGGAAATATATAAACTTATTTTAATTAATGGATCCAATATTTCAAATTGATATTAAAAAAACAAATTTAGAAATAAGTTTAATTAAACATCCACTAACTTTTTTATTTATGTTAATATCTTATAATAACGAAATTTCAGATTATCATTTAAGTATAACTTTAAAAATCTTTTTAAAATATCATTCAAACATTGCAATAAATTATAATTTAAAAAAAATATTTATAAAAGAACTATTAAATTATCCATTATCATGGAATGTTTTATGTAGTTTTTATAAATTTATTAATAAAAAAATAAATTTAATATTTATTCTTAAAAAATGGTATTCATGTTATTCAAATCCAATATTTTGGAAATTACAAATTACTGAACAAATTGATTATTTACAACAAATAAAAGAAAATTTTATGGGAATTTATGACTGTTCCAAAGGGGGTGTTTCATATTATATTAGATTAGGTAATATTTTACAAAATACAGATACTGATAGATCTTATATTTTAGATGATGCTAAAGAAAGATTAACAACTATATTAAATATATTTGGTCAAAAATTATTTCAAGCTTTAGATATACCATTAATTTTGGTATCTGATTTTTACGATTTAAGTAATGAAAATTTAATTAAATATTTTATTGTTATTTTTGAAAAATTTTTGGAATTACTAAATCATACAATTGCTTTATTTGATTCTTATAATTTAATTTGTATACAATTAAATAATTTATTAAATCCAATTATTATTAATATTAATTCAAAATTAATAGATTCTGAAACAGAAAATGAAGATATTAAGTTATTTTGTTCACATACATTATAAATACATTGCTTCTTTATAAAATAAATTATTTATAAATAATTTATTTTATTTTATACCTAATAATATATGATAAAATTAGTTATTCCGTATATTATTATTCTAAGTTTATTTTTATTATTAGATATTCCAGTAATATTATATATAAATAGATCAATGTATGATAACCAGTTTAATAGAATCAATTTATGTTCTAATAATAGTATATTAAATTATCGTAAATATATCTCTGGTATTATAGCATATTTTTTATTGACTTTATGCATTTATATATTTATAGTGAAACCTGAGATAAATAATTATAAACAAGATTATAATGATATAATTATTAGAGGGATGATATTAGGTTTAGTAGTTTACGGAGTTTATAATACTACAAATTTAGTAACAATAAAAGAATGGGGCTTAATAGAATCTATAGTAGATACAATTTGGGGAAGTTTTTTATTTGGATTAATATCTGGTTTATCAATTTATTTAATTAAAGAAATTATTCTTCTTTAGTATTAAATTTATTAACAATATCTTCATATGCGATTTCTATATTTTTAGTAAAAGTGAACGAGTTAGCGAGATCAGAATTTAACATTCTAATTCTTAAAGTTTGATGAAGTTCTTTTAATTCATTAGGATCTTGTGCTAAATTAACAACTTTTTGAACATATTCTTCTCTAGTATTTGCGATATATTTTTCTAATCCTAAATTACTTAATAAACTAACCCCAACTCTACTAACATAATTAGATCCGGCTAGAGTAATTAAAGGAGTATTCATATAAATAGCTTCACTACTAATAGTACCTCCATTATATGGAAATGGATCTAATACAATATCCATTTTATTATAAAAGTTAAGAGCGTCAAGTAATTCCATAGATCCGATATCTAAACGTTCTTTTTCAATACCTAATTCAATAAATTGTTTAATAATAATTTGTCTAATATAACTAGAATTATAATAACAATATCTTAAATATAGTTTAGCTTGAGGTAATCTTTTAAGAACTTCAGCAAATGTTTCAATAGTTGGTTTAGATAATTTAATAGGATTATTAAAACAACATAAATTAATTTTATATTTATCTCTAGTATAATCTTTAATAGATTCAATATCTTGAGGAGGTGTATAACATTGAAATCCATTTGGTAAATAATAAAGTTTTTCAACAAAATATTTTTGTATATTAGGAGGAGTAGCATATTTATCAGTAAATCTATAATCAATTTCCTTAAGACCATTAGTTGAAGGATATGCGAAATATGAAATAATAACTCTAGCAGGTTTATATTGAAGAATATTCATTCTAGTATTTCTAGTGTGTCCCATCATATCAACTAAAATATCTAAATCATCATTAACAATTTGTTGAAGTATTTCTTGATCAGTTTTATTTTCAATAACAAACCATTTAGCATTATTATAAGATCTTAATTTTCTAGCAGTAAAATCAGTTTCTGCTTTTTTTTGATTAGAATTATCATAACAAAATATTTGAAATCTATCAGTATTATGATTTTTAAGAATACTATCAAACATATAGCCAACTGGATGAGTTATAAAATCAGTAGAAATATAACCAATTTTAATTTTAGTACCATCAATTTTATTTCTTTGTAATTGATTTACAATATTATTTAACTTTAGTTCTTTTGGGAAATAAGTATACCATTTTTGTGCTTCAGTTAATATTTCATCATTAGTTGTTTTCCAATTATATAAATTATTAAAAATTATATTACTTACAATTAATTCTTTTTTACGATGTTCTTTTTTAATAATAGCCCATTCTAATGATTTACCATAAGTTTCATTCATAACTTTTTTAAAATCAGGTATATCAGAAATACCAATTAAATATATATTTCCTAAATTATTAAGACAATTAATATTATCAGGTTCAATATCAATAATTGATTTATATATTCCCATAGATTCATGATAACATCCGATAGCTTCATATTTTTCAGCAAGTAAATTAGCAATTAATGAGTCAAATTCAAAACTGATAGCTTTTCTAGCATATTTAATAAATTTATTAATATTATTATTAAACATTTCAATAAGTGCAATATTTTTATAAACATTAAAATCTTCTTTAATATTTTTAGCAATTTTTAAATGTTTCATAGCAACCTCATTATTTCCAATTTTATGATAACATACACCAAGATTTAATTTAATAACATAATATTCATTAATATTTGGATAATAAAGTTGTGAATTAGCATTATTAATAGCATCACTATATTTTTCACTTTCAAAAAATTTAATAAAATTATTAATTAGTAATCTATGTTCTTGATTCATAAATTTTTTAAAATTATTTAATATTTTGTCAATATCTTTTTCAAATTTTTTACAAATAGTACTATATAAATAGTTTTGTCTAATATAATTACGATTAGTTTCACGAATTAAATCTTTTTCTTCATTACTTAATTTCATTAGTTTCAACTGTTTGATAATAAATTCTAATACATATTTTTCAATATCAATTTGAAAAATATTTATATCAATATATTCATTTAATCCTCCCATTGTTTCTTTTAATGCTCCTAAATTAGAAGTTATTACTATACAACCACAAGCCATTGCTTGTAATACTGTAATACAACTAGTTTCTTGAAAAGTATTTGGATAGGACAAATAATCAATATTATATAATTCATTTGCTAATTGTGTTTGAGATACCCCATAAGAACATGTAACAGAATCCATTTGTTTAAATTCATTAAATATTGCAGGATTTTCTTGTTGTTTATAAATATTCATACCAGAAAATATTTTTAAGGAAGCATTAGTTTGACGTTCTTTAACTTTTTTATATATAGGTACTAATAGATTTAATCCTCTCCAAGGAATTGAACAATATGACATGGAGTTAATATTTTTAGTTATAGGCATATTTAAGAACTGTTCAAATGGTTTTCCAATTCCATTTCTTAAAATTAGAGTTTTACTATATGAAATATTATATTTTTCTAAATATCTTAATCTTTGCCAATCACTAACAAAAATAAATAAGTCAATTAAATCAACAAGTTTTGTATCAGTTAATAATTTTGAAGGAGGTTGATCAATATCATGACCAGTCCATAAACAAAACATAGTTAATGGTTCATTTAATAAAAGTTTTAAGTGTACAACTTCTGTTGGAATACAACTTACAATTATAATATCTAAAACAATTTTATTTGCAGTAATATAACTTTGCCATTTAGATGCATCAACATGAATAACTCCTCTAATTATTTCATCAGTATTTCTTTTATTAAATAAATAAATTTCATGACCATTATTTGCCATTTCTTCTAAAAAAAAGCAAATAGCACTTTGGGTACCACCTAATGGAGAATTGTATGGAGTATCCAATGAATATTCCCATCCAGAATCAAATACAGCTAATTTCATTATAATTTAATAATTTTTTTTTTTATATATAAACTCATTCAAATCAAATAAAAATTAAGTGCGCTTTTCAAAAAACAAACAAGAATAAAAATTGATTAATTAAATTATTGATTAATTTAGTTAATAAATATAATGTTTAAATTAGATAACTATCAAAGTGAATTTACTAAACCTAAATATTTATTAAATATTAAACTTTGTTCTAATAAAATGGAAGTTTGTAATTTTTATAATGAATTTAAGTCTCATCATTTAGGTGATAGTGGTATAGATTTATATAATTTTCAAAATATTATGGTTAAATCATTTGATGTAGGAACCATAGATTTTGAAATTCAATGTGAAATGATAGATATGGAATCAAATACATATGTAAGTTATTATTTAGTACCACGTTCTTCAATTTCAAAAACAAGTTTTCAATTAGCAAATTCTATTGGAATTATAGATGCAGGATATCGTGGTAATATAATGGCAAAAGTAAGAAATTTTAATAATGAAATTCCAATTAGTTTTCCAATTGGTTCATATTTTCAAATAATAGCAGCAGATTTAAAACCAATTCTAGTAAATATAGTAGATAGTCTTAGTGAAACATCAAGAAATGATGGTGGTTTTGGTTCAACAAAAAAATAGTTAAATATATAATAAAATAGTACTAACTAATAAACAAAAATTTCCAGGACCAAAATGTTTAAGAATTTTGAGCCATTTAAATATTTTATCTTGATCATAATTAGGAAAAATTAATTTATAAGTTTGATATGAAATTTTTGTAATAAATAAAAATAATTTATATAATATTATTTCAAAACTATTACAGATATCTTTATTTTCTAATTCTTTTTCCAATTCTTTTAATTTCAATTTATAAAAATTATCATTACCTGTACTTTTTTTAGCAATAATTGCTTCATTAAGACCATATGATAATGATAATAAAAAACTAGTAATAAATAAAATAATGAGTGTTATATTGGTAGTAATATTTAAAGGTCTTGTTAAAAGTAAATAAGTGATTAATATTCCATTAGATATGTTATCAGATGTACAATCAAATACCATACCAAATTTAGATCCCATTGAATATTTTCTAGCCATACGACCATCAACACAATCTAATACATATCCAAATAAATATGATAAAAAAGCATAAATTCTATTATCAATATGTAAAAAATATATGGCAAGAATAGTAAAAAAAGTACTTAATAAAGTAACATTATTAGGAGTTAATCCCATACAGTATAATGGATCTACTAATTTATCTCCAATTGGAAAAAAAAGATTAATATCTAGCCAGGATTCAAATAATTTATCATCACCATATTTTGCCATATTTTTATATTTTTGTTCATCATATATAATTTTAATATTTGACATTTATATTATTATATAGAAAATAATAAAATTATTAATTTTATTATTAATATATTTTTATAAAACTGGTTGTTTTAATATTATCATTTATATTATTATTTTCTGGATCAACCAGTGTAAATATATCTTTTTGTACAAGTAATTTTACTTCTTTATCTCTACCATCTTTTGCTTCCAAATCTGGTCCTTTATTAATTTCCATTAATTTAACTCCTAAATTAGCATCAGGTGCTAAATCACATCCAAATAATTGGAATCTAACATGTTCACTTAATTTTTTATTTTGACAGATTTTTTTACTAATAGCATCCATGACTTTATTCATGAGTGTTTCAGCATTTATATTCCATATTTTACTAGATCCTAAATCTTTTTTATCAAGATGGTCTCTAAAGTCTTGTAATGTTAATGGATTGTCATCATATACTTTTCTATCAATATATCCAGTAGTAATATGTTTATCAAAATCCATATCATATTGATCATAATATTTAGGTGTATAATATACAAATCCATCTTTATGAATATATCCTTCAATTTTACCATTTCTACAAATAACAAGTAAATAATATCTAAAATTAATTTTACGTTGATCAATAATATATGGATCATAAACATAATCTTGAACTAAATACCAATTATTATTAAGACCAATTAAAATTTCATTTAAATTTCTAGTTAATTTAATACCTTCTTGTCGTTGAGCATAATTTTTTAATACATACATTTGATCAGGTCTTTTTTGTTTATTTTCTTCAAAATGTTTTGGAAAGTTTTCTAAATCATCTGCATTTTCAAGTAAATGAGTTGTTGGCATATATTTACTTGCATCTTTTCCATAATATTCTTTTAATAATTCCCATAAACCTAATTTAGAAGCTAACCAATCACATCCATCTATTAAGAAAACTTTAATACCTTTCTTATTTTCAAATGCTAATATATCTTTTTCACAATTATTATAAGAACATGGAATATAAAAATTATAATCCTTTGTATTATTTTTCATATTTCTATTAGTCATTACTTGTTCTAATAATTCTGGAACACTACCACAATCAGTAAAATAATCACCAAATTTTTCAACTTGTTGATTTTCACAATAATTTATAATTAAAATTAAATAGAGTAAAATTAATAAGATAATATATTTTTTCATTAATTTGATAAAGATAATATCTTTTTTATAGATTAAATTTTTTAATCAAATATATTAACATTCCAAATAAAATACTTCTTATGAGTAAATTTGGATATGGATTATCTAATAGTTTAACAAATGGCACTTTTTCATAAACTAATTCAATAACAAATTTATTATTTAATAACATAAAAAGTAATATATATAAAATAATATCTCTATGTTTAAAATTATATATCTTATTTAATGATTTCATTATATTTATTTCATTATTTTGGTCTAATTTAAAATTTTTATTTAGATTTTTATTTATATTTGGATTTTTATTTTTATTTTTATTTGTTTTAATAATATTTGGATTTAAATTAATTGGTAATGGATCTGGAATGTGTGTATTATCCATTTTATCTAAGTCCGATTCAATATTCTTAACTAATTCTTCCATATTAACATTTCGTTTAGGTTTATTATTAGGTAATTTTTTTTGTTTAATTGTTTCTGAGTTATTAATATTTTCTAATATTTTATCATAATCAATATCAGTTTCAGTATTTTGATTATCATTTTGTGTATTAGACTTTAATTTTAAAACCGATGTACCAATATCACTATCAATATCAATATCAAATTCATTCATTATTAGATATTAGATATTTATTAATTTTAAACCAAACTAATTATTTTTATTTAATTTAGTAATATACTTATCAGAAATATAATCTAATACTTTATATTTATTATAAATAATTTTTCTTCCTAAACTATCATTTTTTTCATCTAACAATTCACTAGGAGTTTTATAATCAGATAATACTTTTGATAAACTAATTATTTTCTTAACTTCATCTAATGTTATATTTCCTCTATAATTATCTGATTTCATTGAAAACCAAATACATTTATCAATAGGACTTTCAATTAAATTACCACATACATTTAAATTACCATATTGTGAGGTTGTATACCAAATATTTATATTATGCATTAAAAATGGGATTTCTAATTTTTTAAATGTTTCACCTTCAAAAAAACTTTCAGCAAATACATTTAAATCACCTACAACTCTATATTCACTTAATTCATCATTATCATATATAACAATTTTAGTATGAACTCTATCATATAAAACTCTCTGTAAATCAGCTTTTGTAATTGTACATAAATTCATAGAATCAGTTAATGAGGGAATATAATTTTTAAAAATAATAGCATTAGAATAAATTTGGTCTCCATTAATATTTATTAAACTAGCTAATTCATTTAAATTATCATTATTATTATAATTATTTGCTTTTTCCAAATCAATATATAACATTTCATATAAATAATATGGTTCTTCACCTATTATTTGAGTCTTAACAGATAAATCAGATATATTATATTTATTTACTTCTAAATTAATAGCTAAAACTTCAATAAAATTACTACTATTAGTTTTAACTAATTTAAATAAATCTAAATTCATTAATTTTTCAGTATAATCTAAATCTAACCATGAAATATGTTTAATAGTACCAGGTTTAATTACCAAACATTCAAATATATCATTATTTTCCATAACAATTTTATCTAAATAACAATTATGATTAACACTATCAGCCATTTTTATTATATATAATTATAATATAGTTAAAAATTTAACCATATTATTAATGCGTTTTAATTACAATTTTAACTACAATTTATAAAAAATCTAATAAGAAAAAGTTATAACTACAATTTATAAAAAATCTAATAAGAAAAAGTTATAACTACAATTTATAAAAAATCTAATAAGAAAAAGTTATAACTACAATTTATAAAAAATCTAATAAGAAAAAGTTATAACATTTATTTATAACTTATATTAATATAAGTTATAATGTCAGATATTATTAGTAATTTAAATCACATATCACAACCTATCCAAATTAAATATACACCAAATTATTATGGATTTTCAAATCCAAATAATAATACATCTAGATATTTATTTGAATTATTAATTAATGGTAAAATAATAGGTAAAAAATATTTTAAAAATTTAGAAGAAACTAAATATGCTCATTTAATAAAATTAAATCATAAAATTAAACTTTCTAATATTGATTCTTATAAAGCTTTGCTTAGTATTTATTCATTAAATTCAACTATTTCATATGAACTTGAAGGAATAATAAATCAATATGAATCAAGTTCAACACATTATAGTGATAAGTTATATATTGAATTTACAAAAAATGATATTGGTTATACATTATGTTCATGTTTTTATACAGAATTAGATAATAATAAAATATTTGTATCACCACCTAATTAAGTATCAAATTTTATAATTATCTAATAAAAAAATATTTACTAATTATATTAATGAGTTATAATATTGAAAAAAAAAATGATCAATTTATATGTAGAAATAGTGAAATATATTCACCTACATATATATTTGAACTTATTTTCAAAGATAAGTTCAATAATGTTAAAATAATTAGGGGTACTAAAAATAGTAATTCTGGAACTTTATTATCAAATAAAGACCACATTTTATATAGATCAATTAAAAAATATAAATTAACAATTTGTAATATTAATTCTTTTAATAAACCTATTATTATTAAACAATATATTGATCATTCATTAACTACTAATACTTATTTAGTTCATAATATTTATTTAGAAATTAATAAAGGAATAAATGATATGATAAAATTTAATTATCATTTAATTTTTAATTAAATTTTATCTACTTTAACAATTCATACATAAACTTTTATATAATATTTGAACTTTTTCATTAGCTTATCTAAATTATAATTTAATTTAAAATGATTTTTTTAAATTAAATTATAATATTATTATAATAGATGGAAAATCCGAATAAAAATATATTAGAATTAGACGAAAAATTTAATAGATATTGTGAATTGGAAACTAAATGTATAACTAATATAAATAGTATTGCAGAAATTAAAAATAATCTTAAAAGATTATTAGGTAATCAAAAAAAAGATGATATTATTTTTTATAGAGCAATCATAGATAATTCTTATTTTTATTTATCAAATTCTCTCAAAATAAGGAAAATTAAATTTTTGAAAGATTTAAATAATATTTGGATACAAATTGATGAACGTAAACAAATGGATGAGATCAATAAAAGTAATTTTAATAGTCTATTAAAAGATTATAAAAAAATGTCAGATGAAGTTGTACAAGCTAAACACAATAATACTATATTAACATGGGTAAAAGATGATAAAATAGAAAATTTACAAGATTTAGAAAATACTTTTAATGAAATAATGGATTATCATACTAAATTAATTGAGTTTTTTTCATCTAGTGTAGAATTAGAAAAAGTATTTTATTGTGGAGAATAAATATTTTCTATATAATTATATATGACTAAAGAAGAAATGAAACAACAAGGACAGAATATAACACAGTCGCAAATTATTGTAGAAGAAAAAGATTATGCTTGGAAAAAAGAACAAGAATCTATTTTAAAAAAATGGGCAGATAAAGCATTATGTTTTAAAATGATGCATGAAAGATCCTATAAACGTTATTGGTGTCTTAATGCATGGTTTAATATACCTGTTATTATTTTATCAACAATTACAGGTGCCGGTAATGTAGCATCCACCTCATTTACTAATGCAGTTCCTTATATTCATTATATTATTGGTTCAATGAATATATTAGCTGGTATATTAGCAACTATTGCAACCTATACAGGTGTTGCTCAAAAATTAGAAGCTCATCGGTATTCTAGTGTTTCATGGGATAAATTTTCAAGAAAACTACAAATTGAATTAGCAAAATCTAGAAAAGATCGTAGTAAAGCAAAAGATTTTATTAAACAATCTGCTCTAGAATATGATAGATTAATTGAAATGTCACCTATTCTTCCAAATGATATTATTAGATGGTTTAGTAAAATGATTGAAACTGGCGAATTTGAAGAAGATATAGGTGCATGTGCACAGTGTTGTTTTGAATGGTTCTGTTTTCCTTTTGGATGTAGTTATTGTAACTGTTTTAATATGTGTTGTTGTGCATTAAAATTATGTCAAAGAACAAAAACACAAGATGAAATGGATGACGATAAAAATATTAAAAGTGTATGGAAATTAATAGAAATACCTGAAATAATTGGACGAATAAAACCAACTGAAATAGCACCTGAAATGATTCCTGAAACTCCACTTATTATTATTGAAAATCAAAAAGATGATATAAATAAAGAAGATGAAGATATTTATGATATTTATAATAGAAATAATTTAGTTTAATCATCATCCTCATCTCTCTGATATCTTATATAAATAAATAATATAAATATAAATATTACTATAATTACTATAATCCATATCCAACTATTTTTATTTATTATATCTATTAGTTGAGATACTATTTGGGCTGGTTGTTGTGTTAATAGTTGAGGTGTTAATAGTTGAGGTGTTAATAGTTGAGGTGTTAATAGTTGAGGTGTTAATGGTTGAGGTGCTAATGGTTGAGGTGTTAATAGTTGAGGTGTTAATAGTTGAGGTGCTAATGGTTGAGGTACTAATGGTTGAGGTACTAATGGTCGTGGTGCTAATGGTTGAGGTGATAATGGTTGAGATGCTAATGTACTTTGGGGAATATTTACTTTATCTGAAAGAGGTAGATCTCCTGCGGCTGCTTGAATATGTTCTATTCCAGATGCAGATAATAAATCAACTAGCTTACTAGCTTTCTCATAATATGCAGGGCCTTTAGTTTTAGCTTTTTCTGCTACTGCATCATAAATTTGATTATATTTTTTTGCAATATTATTTAATATTTTATTTGAAATTTCATTTACACTTTCTTGATCAAAAACACATTTCATATATAAATTAGCAATTGCTTCCTGTTCATTATCTTCAAATTCAAATGATCCCTTTCGATTAGATGCTTCATTTACAGCACACATTATATCTTGAATTACTATTTGATTTTGTGCAGAAGCATTTGATTGACATGCTGCAAAGTTTGATTGTTCTACTTTATTTTTAATTTCATTTGTTATATCATCATTATCAGTTATTTTAAATGATTCATCTAAGTCTAAAGATTGTTTTATACTTGCATCTAATTCATATTTTGAATTAACATCACATTTATTTCCAACACTGAATAGTCCTCCAGTGTTTGACGGACAAGAACTACCTAATTTATGAGCTTTATCTGGATCATATCCAGGTGTTGCTTTCATAAATTCATTTAATTGATTAGTATTATCAGATTGTAATTTTGCTAAATCAACAGTACCTACTTTTTCAATAGTTTTATTTATAGTAGTAGTAATATCATTTGAAATTTTATTAGTATTTTTTTGTTTTGTTTGTACTTCCATTTGTAATGTTGCAACACTTTTTTGTTTATTTCCACTAATTTTAACTGTTTCGCATTTAATTCCTGATATAAATATTGAGTTTGACGCACCAACCGCTGAAGAAGCTGCTACACTGTTTTTTTGAATAACATCTGTAGCAATATTATTAAAAATTTTAGATAATGAATTAACAGTCATTGAATGATTAATACGTTGATTATTTTCAAAACTTTTCTTAATTTTGGTAGTATCAGTAAGAGTTTTTTGATTCCCTCCAGATAAAAGCATTTCTATATAATTATTTTTAGAAATAAAAATAATCTAAATTTAATTAATTTAAAATTAATGGTTCTTTTAATTTTTCCTACCCAATTATTTAATAATATTGAATTTTTAAAAAAATATAGAGAAATTTATTTAATTGAAGAACCAAGATATTTTTCAGATTTTGCTTTTCATAAATTAAAATTAGCATATCATAGAGCTACTATGAAAAAATATTTTGATATATTAATAAAAAAGAAAGATAATATTAAATATATTGAATTTAATCAAGTAACAAAATCATTCTACTTAAATATTAAAAATATGTTTGATTCTATAACAATAATAAGTATTGGTGATTTAAAACTTGAAAAAAAAATGAAAGAAATTTTTGGGAAAAAACTTATTATTTTAGATAATATAAATTGGTTAATAAAATTAGATGAACTAGATACAATTAAAAATATTATTTTTAAAAATAATAAATATTCTCATGATCAATTTTATAAATATCAAAGAAAAAAATTAGATATATTAATAGATTCAATAGATAAGCCAGTTGGAGGTAAATGGTCTTATGATTCTGCTAATAGATTACGATTACCCAAAAATTATAAAGTGCCACCTATAAATTTAAAATCAATAAATAATAAGTATAGTAAAGAGGCAATTATATATATTAATAAGTTTTTTTCAAAAAATTATGGTTCACTTGATAATTTTATTTATCCAATTGATACTAAGAGTGCATTAAAATGGCTTGATAAATTTTTAAAAGAAAGACTACATAATTTTGGACCATATGAAGATGCTGTAAGTGAATCAGAACCATTTGTTTTCCATTCAGTATTAAGTCCTATGATGAATATTGGAATATTAACTGATACACAAGTAGTTACAATTTCATATAAATATTATTTAAGTCATAAGAAATCAATTTCTATTGAATCATTTGAAGGATTTATTCGTCAAGTTATTGGATGGAGAAATTATGTATACACAATTTATATGTTAGATGGTCCTAAATTATATGAATCAAACTATTTAAATCATAATAATACAGTTAATAATAAATTTTGGACCGGTGATACTGGTATTAAACCTATTGATTCTATTATTAATAAAATTGTAAATTATGCTTATGCACATCATATTGAAAGACTTATGTATCTTGGTAATTTTATGTTAATATGTCAAATTCATCCTCAAGAAGTATATCGTATTTTTATGGAATGGACTATAGATTCATATGAATGGGTTATGATTCCAAATATTTTTGGAATGAGTCAATATGCAAGTAATGGTTTTATGATGACACGTCCATATTTTTCATCCTCTAATTATATAATCAATATGAGTTCATTTAAAAAAGATAATTATTGGAATATTATATGGGATGCATTATATTATAATTTTATAGATAAACATCAAAATATATTAAAAACTAATTATGCAACAGCTTTACAAGTTAAAAATTGGGATAAAAAATCCCATAAACAAAAAGAAACTATTAAAAAAATAGCAAAAGAATATATTACAAATTTATTAAATTAAATAAAATCTATAATAATTTCCAAAAAATAATAACTAATGTAAAGTAATATTTTAATGGATTTAGAATTTGAATGTCCTCATTGTAAATTTATGTTTATAGTTAATACTACTGAAATTAATTGTGGTATATTTAGACATGCTGTTTTTTCTAATAGTATGATGCAAATTAATCCTCATGAAACAAAAGAAAATTGTGAAGAATTAATTAGAAATAATCTAATATATGGTTGTGCCAAACCAATTAGAATATTAAAAACAAATGATGATAAATATATTATAGAAATGTGTGACTATATATAAATTATTTATTTTTATTATGATATAGTTTACATATATAAAGTTCATTAAAGTTTGATTTACACCAACCACATATAAACCAATTATTATTACAATAATTACATTTAGAATAGTAACAATTTGATAAATATATATGTAATGGACATATATGATTATTACATATTGAACATTTTATATGATCTAAATAATCTATATTTTGTTGATAAAAATATAATTCATATACAAAGGCTGTTACTTCTCTTGTTATATAATATTGATATAAATTTTGAATATAAATATTAGATAAATAATTAGATACATTTATTGTTGAATCATATGTAATTCTTACAGATTTAAAAAAAATATCTCTTAAAAATTTATTAATAATTACACTTTCATATGAAAATAATTTTGGACATAATCTAAATATTAAAATAAGATATTTAGATTTTTTTTGTAAATTTATATGATAACTAATAAATGTTTCAATTTCATTATATGGTAATACTAAATATTTTTTACAATAATTACAAATTATCTTATCATCAGACGATTCTTCTTTAAAATAATTTTCTATTAAACAACTATTATTTATATTTTTAATCATAAGCTATAATAACTAATTTATATAAAAATTTATATAAATTAGTTTAAAAAATAACTATATTTATTATTTATGATTGTTGGTATTTGTGGATTACAATGTTCTGGTAAAGATACTTTAGGAAATATATTAGTTAAAAATTTTGGTTTTAAAAAATTATCTTTTGCAGATGTATTAAAAGATATTGTTGCAATTATATTTAGTTGGCCTAGAGAAATGCTTGAAGGTGCAACTAATGAATCTAGAATATGGAGAGAACAAGTTGATACTTGGTGGTCAAATAAATTAAATATACCAAACTTAACACCTAGATATATATTACAATATATTGGTACAGATCTATTTAGAAATCATTTTCATTCTGATATATGGATTACTATTATTGAATATAAATTACAATTATATCCAAATATTGTAATTACAGATTGTAGATTTCCAAATGAAATAAATCTCTTAAAAAATTATGGTGCTAAATTTATTAAAATTACACGAGGATTATCACCAAATTGGTTTATATTATACGAATCTAATCAAATAGAACAACCTACTGATATTCATCCTAGTGAATATATGTGGATTAAAACTAAATTTGATTACTTAATTGATAATAATGGTTCTATACAAGATTTAGAAGATTTTTGTTCAACACTTATTACAAAATAATCTATAAATACTAAAAAAATTGATTTATATAGTATTGATTTATTTACTATATAAATTAATGGATTATGATAACATAAATGAATTAAAATTAGAAGGAAAATATATAAATCAAATTGCTTATTTATTATATGTAAATCAAAAAGATTACTGTTTTATTAATAAAATAATAATAAGATTCTCATTAGAAAATCTTATTAAAACAAATAATAATGGAATTATATCAAATTTATTACAATATTATATTAGTAATAATGATAATAAATATATTGAATATATAATTGAGTCATCTAATAATTTAATGAAACGTGATTATTTAAATTTAATCAATTATTATTATAAAACAGATATTGATAAATCTATTCATTTCTTTGAAAATAATATTATATCTCAAATATCAATAAATACTAATTATATAATACTATCAAAAGATATTGATTTTATTATTGAAAATAAACTTTTTAAAATATTAGAAAAATTAGAAGGAATTTTTATTGAAACTTCTAATACTAATTATCCACTAGTGAATAATATTCCTTCTAATATAAAATTAAAATATATTACTTCTGATATTAATAAAATGTTAGTAAATGAAATAGAGAACCAGTTTTCTAATAAAATTAAACAAAATTTAGAAAACTTTATGAAAAAACAAACAAGTGATTTCGGTGCAATTATTGACGGTGCTAATATTATACATGCAAGAAATGGACTAATTAATAATCAAAGTATTGATGACTTAAAAAATCTAATTATCAATATTACAGAAACTATTAATAATCCAATTGTTATTATACATTTTAAATATTTTAAAATGTTCCCTTTTTTATTTTTATGGTTTAAATCTTTTAAAATTAATTATTATTTAACACCTTATGGTATAAATGACGACTTATTTATTATTTGGTTTTTTTTAAAAACTAATACCCAAGCTTTTATAATTTCTAATGATAAATTTAGGGATCATATTTTTATATTTGAAACTAATAAAAAAAAATTAATTTTAGAATTTAATTTAAATCAATTTTGTCATATTATTTATCAACAAACATTAAAATATAACATTCAATCTTATAAAATTAATAAACAAACAAATATTTCAAGGTGTATTCAAATTGATAATAATAATATATATATTCCTTATATTAAAGGTGATTTTATTCAAATTACTTTATAAAATTATTTTTTAGATACTCTTTTAGAAGATTTATTGGAACTCTTTTTTGTATTTTTTTTAGTACTTTTTTTAGTACCTTTTTTAGAAGCTTTTTTAGCACCAGCTACTTGTTTTTTAGACGATTTTGTAGTACTTTTTTTAGAAGCTTTTTTGGAAGATTTCTTAGAAGATTTCTTAGAAGCTTTTTTAGCACCTGCTACTTGTTTTTTAGAAGCTTTCTTAGAAGCTTTTTTAGAAGATTTTTTAGCACCTGCTACTTGTTTTTTAGAAGATTTCTTAGAAGCTTTTTTAGAAGCTTTTTTAGTACCTGCTACTTGTTTTTTAGAAGATTTCTTAGAAGCCTTTTTAGAAGCTTTTTTAGCACCTGCTACTTGTTTTTTAGAAGATTTCTTAGAAGCCTTTTTAGAAGCTTTTTTAGCACCTACTACTTGTTTCTTAGAAGATTTCTTAGAAGCTTTTTTAGCACCTGCTACTTGTTTCTTAGAAGATTTCTTAGAAGCCTTTTTAGAAGCCTTTTTAGAAGCTTTTTTAGAAGATTTTTTAGAAGATTTTTTAATAGATTTTCGTGGAGATTTTTTAGCTCCTCCTTTTTGTGAAGATTCATTAATTTTCAATACATCATTTTTTTCTAAATTTTCAATTTCTAATATATTATTAGGTGAATTTACTTCAAGAGATGTAAATTGGTCTTCTTTACTTTTAACTTCAGTAAGAGATAATAGTCGTTCTTCTTTACTTTCTACAATAGGTACATTTTGAGGTGTATTTTGTTCAGGTGTATTTTCAATAGAATTACCAAATAGCATATCCATAATATATAATATATAATATAATTTATATATTATTTTTTTAATTTATTATTTTTTTAATTTAATATTTTTTAAAATCATTTTTTTTTCATTAATAATTTGATTTCCTGAACTATTACTAAAATTAAATTCAGGTATTTTATATTCTGCTTTACCAGATGGACTATATTTAAATTTATACCTTTTACCTTGTTTCATATTACTGAGTCCTTGTAATAAAGAAGCTCTAATAGAATCTGTTGGAATACCATAACATTTAAAAGTGAAATCTTGAAAAGGTGAAACATCAAGAACGGTTATATTTCTTGAATCAAGATAAGTATTTCTAGCATTATGTAATTTAGAAATAAGAGATGTATATAAGTCAGTATTGATTTTATCTTTATTAATATATGCTAAAAAGTAATCAAATAACAAATACATAAATACTAAATTATATGTACCAAAATGAGTATGTTTTTTATCTGAATAATTATAAACAGTACATCTATTATTATTACCAAATAATCTTAATATTAATGTTCCTTCATAATAATATTCAATTCTTTTATCCATAAATGCAAAGAAAGGATAAAATTCTTTAGTAGTAATTTTTTTATTAAATTTTAGTAATAATATATTATAGATTTTTTTAGCATCTTTTTCAAAATCTTTACTAATAACTTCAAAAAATGATATTGTTTTAATAATATTATTTTCAGATATTTTTTTAATATAATAATTAAAAGCATAGAATCCAACAACAATTAACTCAGAATATTGAATAATTTTTTTTTTAATAAATTTAATAACATTTAATTGAGATGTCATTTCTATATTTTTATCTTTAAGAGATTGATTAAGTGGATAATATTTAAGTAATTTTTGAAATCTCATAATAGATTTATCTAATCTCCAATAAGATGTCATTGGATCAGTTAATACTCTATATGCGTCAACCATCATAAAATGTGGATGTGCGCATTTAATTCCATCAACTTCAATAATAGGCATATTATTATAAATATTATTTGACATATAAGAAATATCACAATAATTAATGAAATTAACAAAAATTTTATATGTTTCAGGATGTATTCCTTCTTTACCATCAATATATTTATAACCTAATGAAAATAATTCTTCAGTTAATTCAAAAACATCTTCTAACGGCGTAGGTGAATAAAATTCCATATCTGCAACATCTGGCCAATTATAGAAAGCACCGTCTATAATTTTATAAAATGATTCATTTGGATTTTTAGTAGTTAATAAAATATTTTGTGCAAATCCACCATATGCAATTCTTCCTTTTTTTTTAATATAATTTTTAATAGCATTATAGACACTAGATATTTCTTTTAATGTTGGTTCATATAATGTTTTATATTCTTTAGCAGCATCATTTTTAATTTTATTGATATTTTGTTCAATCTTTTCAACATCTTCAACACGATACATTTTCTAAATTATTATTATAATTTAGAAAATAATATATTAATCATTATTTTCACTGATTTCAGTATTAGAATCCGACTCAATAACTAACTCTTCACTAATATCACTTTTATTTTCATTATCAGAATTTAAAAACATTTCATCATACTTATTAATATTAAAATAATCATTATATAAATTATTATGACTATATTCTTTTACAAAATTTTCCCATGATAATAGATTATCATGACTTAATTGTGTCATTAATTCAAATTTTGAACTAAAAATTTCAGGAATAATAAATTGTTTATCTTTTTTTTTACTTTCAGTAAATAATTCAAATAATTTTAAATCATTTGAATATGTATTTTTAGATTCTTCTATTTTTTTCTTTTGTGTTTTTAATAAATTGATATTATGTTGAATATCAATTTTTTTATTTGTTATTTCTACTATTGCAGGATTATTATAATCAATATTTGTAATTTCAGTATTAATATTATTTATAGTATTAATATTATTTGTAATTTTAGTATTAGTATTAAGTGAATTATAATAAATTATATTTGTATCACTACAATAACAAGAGTTTGGTGTATATTTTTTAATAGTAACATTTGAGTTCATTAATTGATTTTGAAAACAACCGAATATAAATGATTTAGCTTTATCTAAATTTGTATAAACACCAATAATTTTATTATTATATTCAATTAAATAAAAAAATTCCATTAATAAATAATAATTATCCAATCTTTAAATTAATTATACATACATATTTTTCCAATATTCATTTTTTATATTTTTATTTTGTCTATGTAGTTTAAATGATTCAAATCCTTTTTTTAAATCAACCATATTTAATATTTTTTTATTAGTTTCTTTTGAAGCAAATACTCGTCTAGAATGTGATCGTTTACATCTACTAAATAATATTTCCATATCACCTCCAAAATATTTAAATAAATCAATATTTTCTTTAAAAAAATTAACTGAAATATCTTTAGTAAGACTCCAACCAATATTAGTAACTTTATTTTTAAAAATTAAATAGATTTCTTCAGGTGTATAAGGTTCTATAGTAAATCTAACTGGAAAACGTCTTTCTAATCCAACATTATATGCAAAAAAACAACTATCAATTTCTTCTTTATAACCAGCAATAATACAAATAAAATTATTTTTTTTATTAGTTAAATTTTCATTAAGTGTATCAATACATTCTTTTGAAAAAGAGTCTCTTTTATCAGCATTTCCTAAAGAGTAAACTTCATCTATAAATAATATACCATCTGTTGCACTATCAATAATTTTTTGAGTAGTTTTAGCAGTTTGACCTAAATAAGAAGCTATTAAATCACTCCTAGTAGCTTTAATAAATAGATCTTTTTTAAGAATATCCATTGCTAAATAGATTTTAGCAATTATTTTGGCAACTTCTGTTTTACCAACACCTGGAGGTCCTTGTATAACTGTATGCATCATATCATTATTTTCATTATCTAGATTTTGAATTTTAAATAAAATATGATCAACCATTTCTTGTTTAACATTTTCCATTCCAATCATATTATTTAATTCAGTTAATGGACTAACTAATTTATTTAAAATTCTTAAATCAATATTATAGTGTTTATTTTTATCATATAATTTACCTAATTCAATTAAATCCATTAAACAAGTTATTTCTTTATCAATTATTATTAATTCTTTAGTCTCTTCTTTTAGTTCTTCTTTCTTCTCTTCAGGAATATCTTCTTTATTTATATGATTAAAATATTTTTTTTTAGAATGTGAATAAATAATGGTATCATCATAATCTCGGTCTCTTTTTTTATTATTTTTGTTCATTAAAATATATAATAATTTATTTTTATATAAATTTATATAAAAAGCGATTAGCAGTTTAATTTATATAAAAATAGATTTAAAAAAAATAGTATATCATTAATTAATGAAAATAATTGCTTGGAATGTTAATGGATTAAAATCATTATTAAAGACGACTTATTTAAAAGAATTAATAGATATACATAATCCAGATATATTTTGTATGGGTGAAACCAAATTATCTTGTCCATATGATGATATTGAAAATCAAATTATTAAAAATTTTCCAAAATTTAAATTTAGATATTGGAGTCCGTGTAAAACAAAAAAAGGATATAGTGGGACTGCTATTTTTTGTAAAAAAGAACCAAAATTAGTTATTTATGGACTCAAATATAAAGATAAAGATTTAGATGAGGAAGGTCGTTTAATAACAATAGAATTAGATAAATTTTATTTAATTCATGTGTATACTCCAAATTCAGGACAAGCATTAAATAGATTAGAATGGAGAACAACAATTTGGGATAGAGCTTTTGAACACCATATCAATAATTTACAAAAAATAAAACCAGTTATAATATGTGGAGATCTTAATGTTGCACATAATGAAATTGATTTAAAAAATCCTAAAACAAATCAAAAAACAGCAGGATTTACTAAAGAAGAAAGACATTCATTTAATAAAATTTTATTAGATTGTGAATTAATTGATACTTACAGAAAATTATATCCTGAAAAAATTGAATATAGTTTTTGGTCATATATGAAAAAATCTAGAGATAAAAATATAGGATGGAGAATAGATTATTTTTTAGTTAGTAAAAAATTAGAAAATAAAATTAAAAATTCTGAAATTTTAACTAAAATTTTAGGGAGTGATCATGCGCCAATTAAATTAAAAATATAGAATTAAAAAATCTAAAATTTTTAGAATTAATTGTGCGCTAATTAAATTAAAAATATAGAATTAAATTATTATAAAATTTCTAATATAATATATATATATGGATGTACACATTTTTATTGCTTTAGTTGGTGCCTTATTAAATATGAGTTTATCAGTTACTGTTCCTTGTTTACTTAAAAAAACTGACCAACCATTTTTAATTCAAGTTAAGAAAGTATTTGAGACAAATCGTCAGGTTATTTTAACATCAAGTATTATTGTTGCAATTACTATTTATTTAGCTCTTAAGATATCTCCAGAAATTAAACCAACATTTAGTTCTTTTACTGGTTTAGATATGACTACATCTAATTCATCAAATTTTAGTGAATATGCTAGACAACCAATAATAATAAATCAGATGGAAGAAGTTCCTTCACAATTAAGAAATTTAGTTAAATTAATAAATTCAAATTAAAATTTATAATACATTCTAATAAAACCTAATATAAAAGAGTTTGTTAGTAAATAATAATTTAGTTTATCCGCAGATTCTCTAGTTAAGTTTATATTAAATATTTTTTTAATGAATGGTCTAAAAAATTCGGGAGCTTCTATTTCTATTGCAGGTTTTATATTCCATTCATTTGTTCTATAATAATGTTCTAACTTAGTTAATATACAACGTTCATTATCATATTTCCAATTTAAATATATTAGTATAATAATTAATAACAAATATTTAATATATTGTAATGGTGTTATAAGATATCCAATCATCACATAAATTAATAATAACATATGAAAATAATATATTAAATCTGCTATAATATTATTAATCATCTAAATATATATATATTTAGATAATTAAAATCAATTATTTTATTCAATAATCAATATCCATTGATTATTTTTAAGTTGAAACCCAATATTTTGAATTAATATTATTTTATCCTTTAAATATTTATCATTTGTGAATGATAATTCATATATTATATTATCATTTTTATCTTTTTGTTTTTTTACTAATACTTCAATATTAAGTCCAATTATTTTATTTATTTTTTTAATAATAAATTTAATTCTATCTTCAAGATTATAAGGAAAAGGATAAATTGGATGATCTATGGGAATCATCATATATGTAATTTTATTACCATTTTTTGATGTTGCATATTTTTCTAAATATAATAATTTATCTCTAATTTCTATACATACATATTCTCTTGTTAATTTATCAATACGATCAATTTCTAATTTACTTATATTTGGTATCATTTTAACTAATTTCATTAAATAATCTTTATCTTTTGAAGTTGAACAAACTGCACCTTTGAATGTTGGGATACCTGTACCACGTTTTTTATCAAGAACTTTAGCTCTAGGTGGTCTTATTTTAAATAAATCATCTTCATTTGAAGCTAGTTTATTTAGATTCTTATCAATTATACCAACTATGAAGTTTTCTTCTCTTTCTTCATAATAATCTAGAGTATCATCAAAATTATAACTATCAGGTATTTTACTTTCTTCTTTTATAACATTTGTTTGTTTATTTATTAAATTAAGATATTTTTGTTTTACAAAATTATTTAATGATACTTGATTATCATAAGTAATATTTAAATGTTGTCTATAATACATTGGTACATCTTCATTTTCATTATATGGTTGAAAAATAAAATATTTACCACGTTGAATTAAATAACCAGACCTATTATATTTATCATATATTGTATTTGCATAATTATTAAAATCATTTTCTGTTTTGGGCATCATGTCTTCTAATGCTTGATCTAAAAAATAATCTTCAAATAATTCTGCTTGATGAGTTAAAAATGATTTTTTAATTTCCTCTAGAATTTCTTTATACATATACACATGTTTAAAACGATATAAGTCTCTTATTTTATTTTTTATTAAAGCAATTTCATATTTAGCCAAATCATTATTATATGTATTATAATCAACATCTGTTTTACTTAATTTTATATAAGTATTTTTATTTGAATCCCAATATTTTTCATTTAATTTATTTGAACTACATTTTAAATCACACTCTTTAAAATCACATAATGCTAAACATATTTTTTTACCTGATTTAACATTATCCAATGTTGGTGGTACACAACCTTTATATTCTTCTAACTCTTCTGGAAACATATTTGCATGTAGTAATAAGGGACAATCTATAGCTGTTTCTTTTAATGATCTTTCTATTTCCTTAACTACTAAATATTTTAATTCTGCTTTTTGATATAATATCTCATCTGTTGATAAGTCTTTATTTAATGATACTACATATCTATATACATTCACTTCTGGATATTTATTATTATCATTTATTACATCTTGATGTACACACATACGAATAGCACGTCCAATAACTTGTTCTACTTTTGGAAGATTAAAAAAAACATCAATTATATGAACTTCTTTACAATTTTTAAGTGTAACTCCTTCATTCATAACTCTTGAACCCAATATAAATTTAATAAATTTCCCATCAATATTATTAGAATTATTAAATACTTCTTGAATTATTTTTTGTTTTATTTCAGGAATATCTTCACCAGATTCATCAGTCCCACCTGTTACTATAATAAATGCAGCGGGTTTAAAATTATTTAACTTTCTTTTTTTAAATTCTAAATAAGTCAACCCAGTTTTATAATCTAATGTATCATCTTTTATATCATAATTGGATATATTTTCTTGATATTCTAAATAACCATTTTGTAAAAGTGATTCTGCAAATAATTCCATTCCACCTGCTTTTACTAAATTTGAATAAACAAAAGCAGTAGCAGCTCCTTTTTTATTTTCAACTAATTCATTTAAATTTTCTATTAGAGTAAAAAATTTTGTTGAAAACTTTTTAATATATGGCATTTTTAATATTAAACCAGTTATACTTTTCTTATTATTTTCAAATATAAAATTATCTTCTTCTGCTCTAGATAATTTCCCTCCAAATATTTTTTTATTTATTAAACTTCTTAATTTTAATCCATCTGTATTTAATTGAGATAATATTGTATTTAAACCTTCTGTTGAATAATAACCTGCTAAATCAGTCTTATCTTTATTTAAACCTGGAAATACAAAATTTGATGCAGCAGATGATGCCCTATCTAATGTATCATCAAATTTTTGGGTAGTTTCTATATAAGTATCATGTTGAAAAGTTTCCATAAAACATTTAATTACTGGAGTAAATAACATTCCATTTGGTATTTCTCCTTTTTCTACTTTTTTAGCAAATGTATAAGGAATTGATCCACGATAATAACTAATATATCCTCTTGCTTTATCTCTTAAATATTCTAATCCTCCTGGTTTAATTTTCATTAAATAATTCTTATCACTACTAAATATTTTATCTCTTTGGATTTGATCTGTTTCTGGTCTAATAAAATTAAGTAAATCAACTATTTCATCTGCTAAATTAATCATTGGTGTAGCTGTTAATAAAATTAATCTAAGATTTTCAGAATTTTTAATAATTTTTTTTAAGGCTTCTCCATATTCATTACCTGATATATTATGGGCCTCATCAATTATTAAAATAGAATTATTCATATTTGTAATACGATCAACCACTTGTTCACGTTCATATTCTCCATCTGTTGTTTTACGATAAGATGATTTAATTTTACTATCTCCTACTATTTTTTTTTCTATTATTTTCTCACCTAACACTTTTTTATAAAATGTTTTGTATGATAATATTTTATAATATTGTAAAGCAGCGTAAAGAGCCATTTTATTTTCTTTTTCTACATCTCCTTTTGTCATTTGTGTTAAAATACTTTTGTTTTTTAAATATGTTTCACCTGTTGTATTTAATAATTCTTTCTTAAAATTTTCTCTTGTATTTGGTCCAGGTACTATTACATAAATTTTTGTATTATATTTTTTAACTTGATCTTTAAATTGTTCAGCTATTCTAATAGCTGTCATTGTTTTACCTGATCCTACACCATGCATTAAAATAACACCTTTATAAGGTGTATTCGGACTCATAAAATTAGGTAAAATAGATTGTTGTTCTCTAGGATCTATTTCACCTTTTGGACAATTTACATCACGGTATTTTTGAACTTGTTCATATGTGTTCATTTTATCACGTTGTGGCACACGATAATAATAAAATTCTCTTTTTTTAAATATTTTACCTAATAACTCGGGATCATCTGGCTCAGGATATGAAAAATCTTTCGCAAATTTTATTTTATTATTCATAATTAATTTAGATTAGATTTTATGTTTTTCCCTTCATATTTATTAAAAAAATCTATATTAATATATATAATGAGTTAATTAGAAAATAAATAAACTAACAATTTAAAAATTGAAATTTTAAATTTTTTATTTATTATTTCATATTTTTAATGAACATCACTTCAAATTTACATACTAAATTTATACCAATATATAATTCATATAACATGTTAGATGAATTTAATAATATTTTAAGACCAGATTGGAATACAAAATTAATTATACCATTTCCAGATTGGAATTATCAATATTTAAATCAAACTCAAACAATATTAAGAAATAAATGTAATATTATATATAATAAAAAATTAGATATTCCTCTAATTAATAGAACTAATATTCCAGTAGGTGAAATAGTTCCAGATTGGGCACTTCCTTTTATTGAAAAACATAATATTCCAATGGCTATAGTCGTTCAAGATAATTATATGATAAATAATAAATCTTCAAATTTAAATTTATCATATAATAAAATCATTTCAAAACCAATTAAAACTAGTTCAAGTATAAAACAAACTGACCCTATTAGTATAAAACAAACTGAGTCTATTTCAAGTATAAAACAAACTAAGCCTATTAGTATAAAACAAACTGAGTCTATTTCAAGGGTAAAACAAACTGAGTCTATTTCAAGGGTAAAACAAACTGAGTCTATTTCAAGGGTAAAACAAACTGAGTCTATTTCAAGGGTAAAACAAACTGAGCCTATTAGAGTTGAGTATGATGAAGCAGGGGTAATTGTTATTAATAATGAGTATCAGTCAAAAAACGGTTCAATTCAAACAATTTTATTAGGTTTAAATTCAACAACTTTAAAGTATGAATTATTCTATGGAACCCGCGATACATCTGATAGATCAATAATTGATACAGCTTCACGATATTGTACTGAACTAACAGCCAATATATTTAGGTTTAGGTCAAAAATATTTAATAATAAATATTGTGTTAAATCAAAAAATAATAAAAAAATAATTTATATAATTCGTGTACAACATCCAAAATATAATGTTAATCGTATATTTTATAATAATCTCAGTAAAATAAATGATCATGTAAATAACTGGATTAAAATTACAGATATTACTCATATTGGAATTAATGAAGCTATTTCATCAGGAATATTAACTCATACCCAAGGAGATTTTAAGATGTTTGATGTTAATGACACATCTATTAATATTAGTGAGTGTGATGCTAAATTTATATCTGATGCAATTAAAAATAAGATGAATATATGTACTCCAATACAACGATTAAAATTTATACCAAATTTTAAAGATAATGATGACAAGTTTCCACTAACAGATTGTTATTTTGCATAACTTAAAAAAATTCAAACGAACATCTTTAATTTATTTCGCTTAATTAAATATCTAAATTATTTTGTTAATTAATGGAACATAAAAATTCAAGAAAATTTAATACTGAATCCAGAAAGAAAACAGTTTCTAAGATAGAAAAACTTAAAGATAAGTCTGATTATATTAATGTCTATAATATAATACTTGAAGATATTGGTACTAATTTTTCATCAAATAGAAATGGTTTATTTATTAATTTAAATTTAGTATCTGATAACTGTATTAATAAATTATTAGATTTTTTGGAAGAAAAGGTTTCTTATACAATTTCACAAACAGATACAGACAAGTTAAATTATAATTCATATAAAATGGATGATATGGAAATGATATCAAAAATGGGACATAAATTAAGTAATCAAGAAAAGAATATAATTAAAAGAAGTAGAAATAAAGTATTTTAATTATATTCTGCTATAACATTAAATCGCTTATCATTAAAAAGTAACCATAATGATTTATCACTAGTTTTATCACTAGTTGATATATTATTAATAAGCATAATAATATGCATTACTATTCTAGTATCATAAATTTTATTTAATAACACCAATAATCTTGGTGTTATTAAATAGTTTGAATTTGTTTTTTTAATTAAATTATTATATAATTTATCATCTAATTCAGTATTAATTATTGTATCAGAATATGAAGTTTCAATATCAGTCTGAATTAAACAATTAAAGTTTTCATCACCTTCTAATAATAAATATGTATTAAGTGGAATATAAATTTTAAGTGTAGGATGATATATTTGATCATTTTCTTTTACATAATATGTATTAATTTTTTTTGGTTTAATTGAAAATTTATAAATATGATTATTATCTTTTTTTTGCAAATGTTTAATAAGAATATAAATAGGAATAATTAAAATAGTATTATCAATTTTATTAAATTTTGAAAAGATTCCAATAATTTTATTATTTAAATACACAGGCGAACCTGATAATCCTGCGAGTTTACTATTATCAGTAATGACAATAGCTTTAATGTAAATAATATTATGATCAGTATTTATATTATCATAAGGTAAGAATTCATAACCTAATATTTGAAAAAGGATTCTATCATTTTCAAGTAAATTTATAATAACTTCATCATTTATTTTTGGAAGTTTTTTTTGGAATTGTGTATGAATAATATAAGAACTTATATCAATTTCTTTTGGACTAAAAACTAAAATTTCACTCCATACAGAATTAATTATAATATCAACATCTTGTTTAGTTTCATCAATTATAATATTATTAATTGGTAAGAAATGATGAATACTAATTCCATAATTATAATTATTATAATTTATAAAAAATCCAGTTGATTTTAAAATTAAAGTTTTAGTTAAAAATTTTTGACAGATAATATTAAGTTTTAATGTTTGAGCCATTTATAAATTACAGTTTTAGTTATATAATTATAATTTCAATTTTTTAATGTACTTGATATGGATTTATAAATAGATTTATAAAATCCATTAAGTATTGGCATTTCTTTAGAATTCCATACTAATATATTTTGATTCCAACCATTTATTATTTCTCTTCTAAATCTTTGTAAAAAAGAAGAATAAAAAAAATCAATATTATTATTATTATCATAAATACCACTACTCATAATTATATCTGGTATTAAAATTGGATTTATTAATAAAGGTAATGCTGGTAGTAACCAACTAGTTTCAGTTTGACTTAATATATTAACATTCACAACTTTGCTATCTGGTTCAGAACCATTAGTAAAACTAAGATAAAATGTTAATTCATTTGATAGATTTGTTAAAGTTTCATTTTCATTTTTAAATTTTGATTTTGCAAAAGTAACAACATAATGATTAAAATTTATTAAAGTTATAAAAGTACCTTTATCATCTTTAGAATAAGTAAATTGTGTAGGTCTTCCATAAATAAAAGATCTTATTATTTTTTCATCCATAGTTGCTTCAGTTAACTGTTTAGTAAAATTAGAATTAAAACTAGTAGTCCATTCAAATATTTTTTTATTTTCTAAATAAAATTTAGATAATATATATTCACCATATTTACTTATAAATCCAATAATTACATGTTCATTAAATAAGTTTTTATTACACCAATTAGTTATTTCATTTTTATGTATTTCAATATTGTTCTTTATGAAAGAATATGTAACTGAATCTGCTAAAATAACTTTTTTGTAATCTTGTTTTAAGGTTCCATTATTTTTTAAAGCTGATAAATTATTCCATAATATAGTATTAAAATACTCAGGAGGTTCATTATATTTTTTTTTTAATTGTTTAAAAGTATTTAATATATTTTCACAATGATTATTTAATATGACTTGTATTGCATTTGAAGTAATATTAAATACTAACAAATTAGAAAATCTTTGTTTAATTTTTTGAATTAATGTATAAATAAACATAATATCAGATTTTATATTTCTACTATATGTTTGTTTAAAATAACTCCATTTTATATTTGTATTTATTAAACTTTTCATAGAATAACCAATTAATTCTAAAAATATTTTTACTTCATTTACTTCATCAAAACAACCCATCGCTGAAGCGGTTATTAAAGTAATTGCATCTGATATATTTGTTTTTAATTCAGTTACAACAGATTCAATCCTAATTGCTAATTCAGTTTTTACAAAATTATACTGAGTATTACTTATATTTGTTACATATTGATATAGATCATTTCCATTATAATCAATTAAAAGATTTTTATTATATAAAAAATTTAATATAAATTTATAAGCATAATTTGGTATTACCTTAGACTTACGATTATCATATAATAATATAGTATTAAGAATATTTCTTTTTAATAAATTTTCAAAAGGATGTATTAAATAAAAAATTCCACACTTATCTAATATATTATTAATAAGTTGTCCATTATTAAATATATCCATGGTTAAATCAAAAGATTGATTTTCATAATATTTGTCTATAGTATTAAGTATATTATATGGTACTTTATAATTTTCATTATATATATCAATCAACCCAGATTTAACACAATAAGAATTATTATTAAAATTTTTTGTGTTAAATTTTTTTAAATTAGGATTTGCATCTGGATATAAGTATAATTTATTAATATTTTCTTTATCATTAATAGATAAATCAGCTAATTCTTTACTTGCAATTAAACTTAATATTGTTAAAGATAAATCTTCTTGAGTTATTTTATATTTAGGTTTAATCATTTTTCTTGCAAATTTTTTATACATATAATAAACTGTACCATCTCCTATTCTTCCAACACGACCTTTTCTTTGTAATCTACTAGCTTCTGATATTTTTTCAATTTCTAATACTGCAGTATTTATTTCTGGTTTATATTTATTTACTTTTGCATAACCATTATCAATTACATATGTTAATCTAGGAATAGTAATAGATGCTTCTGCAACATTTGTAGCAATAATTACGGCTCTTTTATACAAACCTTGAGGAACTGATAGATCTTCTATATATTTATCATTCCATTCTAGATGAATATTTTCTTTTTTATTTTTAATTTCATTAATTTTGATATCAATTTTAGCAATAATAGTTTGATAGACTTCATTTAATTCTGAGAAAAAGGGTAAAGCAATAGTATCAGGAGGTAAATAAGTATTTAGATGTTCTACTGCATCTAGAATTTCTTTTTTACCATTTGCAAAAAATAAAATTTCACCATATGAGGTAGTAGAACATATATCTAATATTTTTTTATATCCTAATTGCTGTGCTTCTTGTGCAACTTGTTTTTCATTATTAGATATAGATAAATCTGAATCTAGATAAATTTCATTTACTCTATATTGTGTTGTTTCTCCAGGAGGTGAAATATGATATCTTCTATCCATAAATATTGGATTTGGCATAAAGTTGATTATATTTGGAATTATTGGATGAATAATCAATTCACTTTTAATTGGATACATTAATTTATCATTTATAATTGAAAAATATCTACGATAAATTGGTTCATCATCATCCATAGTTGCAGATACTACTACTAGTTTTACCCTATTATTTAAATAACATGCTTGTTTAGCTAATGTGATTATAATATCCATATTAATATTATGTTCGTGTGCCTCATCAACAATTATAATATCATATATATTTTTATTTATATACTTAGTTTTATTATTTATATTTATTTTTTGAAATAAAGTTACATTTGATTTCATTTCTTCTAATAATGTTCCATCAGTTACTATTCTTAAAAAACTATGTAATTTTTTCTTATTAATATGTGAATCTTTTTGATGTTTAAATTGAACCCAATAATTATTAGTTTTCATTTTGAATTGAGAACTATTACAAGATTGTTCAATTGGTAAACCTAGTTCATATGCTATACGTGTTGCATTTTGTATTGTTGGTGTTATACGTGGTTGAGTACAAATTACTTTACCATTTGATTTATAATCTATAGCCTTTAAAGCATATAATAATAATTTTGGAACTTGTGTTGATTTTCCTTGACCAGTTGCACCAGTTACATAAAGAACTTGATGATAAATATAATGTTGAAAAAAACTTATTTGACTAATCCAATCCATTGCATAAAATACAGGCCATTCATGATCTTTTGATATAATATCAAAATAACTAAATTCATCATATTTATCTCTTTGATCAATAATTCTTCTTTTATCTAGGCGTATTTTATTTAAATTTTTAAATTTATCATTAGTTAAATAATAATATGATTCAAGCCATTCTTCTTTATTTTTATTAAAATGTTTTTTAATTAACTCAATTCTTTTTGTTTTCATTACATTTGTATCTTTGGGTAATAACATTTTATCAGTAATCTCTTTATTTAATATAAATTTATTTAATATACCATTTGTAATAAGTTCTTCAAAAACTAAGTTAATAGAAATAGTCTTAAAAGCCTTTATTATATTATTTAATTCTGTATCATAATCATAGGGTATATTTTTAAATTGTCTTTTTAGATTTCTTCTTAAATTTAACCAAGATTTACCTCTATTATAGAATTTTATATAAAAATCAATTTTATTTTTATAATTTAATGAAATATAATTTTGTTCAAGTAATAACCATTCATCTATATTATTATGACTTAATGATTTTGCAATATTATAAATATTTTTAATGTTAATTTGATTTTTAGCTTTACTAATAAATTCAGTTGAATTTTTAAATTCTATATTATATGGTTCATAATAATAAGTTAATCTTATTTTATTATCATCATCTATTAAATATTTATAATAAGATGTTATTGAAAGTTCTTCAATAACATATTTAATATAATTCCATAAATCTTTAATATATGTAGAATTTATTAATTTTAAACAATTAATAATATCTTCTGATTCTATTTGATTAATTACTATTATATCTTCTTTAATAAATTCTTCATCATTTTGATCTTCATCTGATTTTGATAACTTAAATTTATTTAATACTCCAGTTATTGCACTTGAATCTAAATAATTGGATATTAAATAAATAAAAGTATACTTAAGTACTTCAATATCTACATCATAATCTCCAGTTATACTATTTTTAGATTCAAGTGTAGTAATTATATCTATTATTTTTTTTTCAAACTTATATTGTTTAGTTATATCTAAATCCTCAAAACTTGTAAAATTAGAATTTATAATAGAATTAACATCAATCATTTTATTTAATCCTTGTAATAAATAAAATTTATCATTTAATATTTCATAAGGAAAAAATAACCATTTAATTGATTTTGCCTCTTCGTATAATTTAATTCTTAGTACATTATAAATATCACCAAACCATAAACCAGAATAATATGTCATATTATTTATTAGAGTTTGTTTTATATTTTGGGGATTCTTTTTTACTAGATTTAAGTGTAATTCATATAATTTTACTTTTGTTTGATTAAATATTTCAGATGTAATATAATTTTGTAAATTTAATGGTACTATATTTACCCAATTTATATAACTTTTACCATTTATTATTTCTAATGTTTGTAATAATCCTATTAAATTATAATGTAATAATTTATAAATAATTTTTTCTTCATCAGGATATAAATTAAGTAAAGAATCTAAATTTTCAGTTTTATTAGGAATTAAACTGATACCCATATTACCATATTCAAAATAAGAGCCTAATATATCTTCTCTTACTAATTTAAGTATACTATTTGGAATAATTTTAGGATTAGAATCAGTTTTTGATGAATAAATAAGTTGATTTAAATCAGTTATTTTTTTAAGTAAATAACTATCATTTTTATCATCAATAAATGGTAATAATAATAATATGACTCCTTTCAAATCTCTATAATTATTTTGTTTCCATTGATAATAATATGGTTCTGTATTTTTAAAACCATATTTAAATGAAATTATATCAACAATAAAACCAACTAATATATATAATACTTTTTTATCAATAGTATTTAAATTTGGGAAAAAATCATTAATTACATAATTAATTTCTAATTGAAAAGTTTGATTAACAAAAACCAGTGTTTTTTGTTTAATATTATTTAATAATGACTCTAAATTAATATTTGAATCTAATATTTCTGACATTATTAAATAATAGGATAAATTTTTTGATTTTATTAAACTAATTTAATTAATTGGTTTATAGATCCATCCTAAATGATCAATATCAAATATCAAACATAGATTACCTTTATCATAATTAGTTAGTGTATTTTCATCAAGAGTTTTTTTAATTTTTGAACTATGATCATTTACTATTTTTAAAGTATTTATACAAAAAGCTTGATGAGTTACTAATACTATATTATTTTGTGTATTAATATTTTCTTTAATTATTTGTTTTAATACTTGTTTTACTCTTTTAATAATATCATTTTCTTTCTCTGGATATACAATTTCATATGATTTAATTATAGTTTTATAATTTGGATTATAATTAAAATCTTTTGCTAAATATTCTGGTAAACTAATACCTACTGCTTTTTTAGAAATAATATCTTGATGATGTAGTTCACTTAATCCATATTCAATATTAATTTTCATTTTATGTTGTTTTGAATATGGATAAATTGTTTGTAGTGTTCTTATAAATGGAGAACAATATATTTTATTAATATTTTCTTTTTCTAAAATATTAATCAAATTAATTGAATTTTCTAGACCCTTTTTTGTTAATGGTGCAAAAAAAGAACAATCTTGTGTTCTATCTTCATGTCTTAAAATATAAATTTTCATTCTATATAATTATTTTATATAATTATATTATATTATTTTTATATAGTTAATTTTTAGTATTATCTCAAGAGGATATCATTATATTACTAAATAAAAGCAGTAAACCACCTATTACAATTAAAAATATTGCTAATGAAAATTGTCTATCTGGTGTTGAAAATAGATATGGTAATGGATTTTTTTTATCAACTAACATTTCTAATACAATATAAAACATTTCTCTTATATTAATTATAATATATTGAATTGGTTTTTTATGCGGTAATACATTTTCTAAAATTTCATCATTTTTATTTAAATCATCAGTACTATTAGCTTTTCTAGTTTTATTAATATTAGCTTCACTTTCTTCAAATTCATAATTAAATTGTTTTAAATCAAATTGTTTATTAATATTTCTATCAGATTTATTTGTAGTTTGATAGTTAGTTATTTTATTTACAATATTTTCATCTTTATTTTTATTTACAATATTTTCATCTTTATTTTTATTCATTTTTATATATTAGAAAATTATTTTATTTAAAAAAATTGAATTAAAAATATATAACATTATATACTTTATATTTAATGTTATATATTACTTGCCCCACATGTGGATATTTTTTAGGTCAGAAAACACTTGAATATGAATTAGGTAAACATAAAATATGTTCTAATCCAGATTTTTCACCTGAAGAAAGAGATACCGAATTAAGTAAATTACTTTTGAGTCTTAATCTCAGACGTTATTGTTGTAAAATGAGAATGATGACTTATAAAGATATTGTTCAAGACATATTTTCCAAGTCACAAGAATAACTATTTATTTATATCTAAATTATCTGTTATTTTTAATACTTTCACCTACACCCTTAGTAGTACCATCTCTAAAGAAAAATATCATATTTTCTTCAATAAATTCAGGATGATAATTAAATGTAATTTTAACAGACTAGCACGTTTTGGGTTTGAGTTAATAGAAATGATAATAAAAGAATCATCTAATGGGAGAATAACAATTGTAAATAATATAGATGATAGTCCAGAAGAAGAATTAACAAAAGATCTAGTAAGTATAATAAATGTTTTTAGTGCAAAATTAAATGGATTAAGAAAATATAAAAATAAATAAATATTTCTTTATAAAACTATTTATAAAGAAATATACAGTTTTAAGACAGCTGTTACTATCCCACTATATTAGGTTTAAGTAAATAAATGTAAAATAAAAATTAATTATTTTTAGATTTTTTATATAATTATTTTTTATTTTACATTTATTTTTTTATCTGATTAATTGAATCTATATGTTAGATTTTATACATATTGTTTTTTTAAGACCATTAAAAATAAAATGCAATATTTTATGACAATACATATATTAAAAATGTGTTTAAAATATGATTTTGATTATAAATTTTTATACACTAATTATTTTTGATTTTTTATAAAATTTATATTTTTTGATGATCACCAAAGGGGCATCATGATGCCCAAGATATATTGTGATATCAATTAAAAACATATATTTTACATTACAATAAACAATATGTTGTATTTATAAAACTAAAAAGTATAACATATTGTTTATGGATTATTTTTATTACTATATCTTATAAATATTTTACTTTTTTATTTTTCATTTAATCTTATAAAAATTACTTTTAATCTATTTTTATAAGTATTAACATTTTATTATAAAAATACTTTTAATCTATTGATAATATTATTATATACTTTGATTATTATTTATTTATTATATAAATCTTTATCTTTGTCAATATAACTTTATTTAAAATACTAAATTTATATTGTAACACAAATTAAAAAATAAGTCATATAATTTATTAAAAAAATTGAATTATTATTTATAGGAATATTATAATTTATTATAAATGGAATCAAATAAAGTAAAGACTAATTATATAACTGATGGTTTTATAATAAAAAATTTAGAAGGAGATGATGAAATAATTCATATACCCTATAATCTAAATAATATATTAGTAAAAGATTCAGATATTATTGAAATATTAAGTCGTTGTGGTGTGACTATAAATGAAATAAATCATATTGAATATTTTAGACAGGCATTTACACATAAATCATATTGTAAAAAAGATATATATCCACAACATATATTAGAAGATGCAAAAAGAGAATTAGAAGACACATCTGGATTACTTGAATTAATGGACGTAAGCTATGAAAGATTAGAATTTTTTGGAGATCGTGTACTAAAATTAATAGTTTCAATGTATTTATTTCATCGTTATCCAAAACAAGATGAAGGATTTATGACACGATTACAAACTAAAATAGAAGATAAAAAGAATTTGGCAATTATGTCAAAAGAAATAGGATTAAATAGATTTTTTATAATAAGTAAACAAATAGAATTAATGAATGGAAGAAGTTTAGAAAAAATTCATGAAGATGTGTTTGAATCTTTTATTGGAGCTTTATTTTTATCAAATGGTTTTGAGCCTTGTATGTTTTTGATAGTAAATTTACTGGAAACTTTAATTGATTATTCAGAGAAATTATATTGTGATAATAATTATAAAGATCAACTATTAAGAATACATCATCAAAATAAATGGAAATTTCCACAATATGTAACTATTCATTTTGAGGGACCTCCTCATAAACGTAAATATATTATGGGTGTAGAACGTCATGATATTGAATCTGATTGTCCAATTGAAAAACGATGTATTAGTTTTGGTATAGGAACTTCAAAAAAAGAAGGAGAACAAAATGCTGCTAAAATGGCACTTATTATTCATGGAATTCTTAAACAAGATCAATATTCTCAATTAGATATATATTATCCATCTTGGGATAAAATTAAAAATTTTGATGGTGAAACAATGATTATTACTACGAATGAATAATTATTAAACGCGCATAGTAATTTTTTTAATTAAAAAAAACCTTAATTTATAAATAATGACAGAACAACTTTCACCTAAAAAAAATGCAGAATCACCAAATAGATTAGAACAAATACAAACCATGTTTTTTTCAAAAGATACTATTTCTAATTTGAATAAATTTTTATTACAACAACCAAAATTACATAATTTAAATAGAGATGGTAAACAACAAGTTATTAAAATTCTAGTTAAAAATATGAAGGCTATTTATAGATCTATTGATTTAAATAAAATAAATAATACTAATTTTAAATCAATTTATGATCAATTCAAAGAACATTCAATTAAACAGTCATTATTAGAAGTTAAACAACAAAACTTTTTATCAGATCATGTACAATTAACATCTGAACTTAAATATGAAAGAGACTTTCATTCAAATCCAAATTCTGGAAATAAATTTATTGACAGACCTGAAAATACAAAAATATATAATCCTTCTAATTTAAATCAAGTTGTTACTAATCTAGAACAAAAAAGAAATGAACAAAAAAAAATAAATGATCCTTTTAGTGGATTTAATTCAAATTTGAATAATTATGAATCTAGTCTTGATCAAGCATTTAAACCTATTGTTGAAAATATTGAAAATGATAATGATAATTATTTTAATAATTATTCATCCGGTAGAGTAAATGATATTAATGGTAAAATGGAAGAAATTCAACAAATGAGACAAACAGAAGTCAATAATAGAAATAAAAGACCTCTTACTCCAGACTTTTTAAAATCTAAAAAATCAAATCCTGATAGAGATAACCTTACTAGAAATAATTTATCAAATCAGAATAACATTCCTTTAATGAAAGGAGATAAACCAGATTTTAAAAATGCTGACTCTAGCCATTTTAATCAAGGCTTCCAAGGATTAGCGAATGATATTAGTGCAGATTTATATAGTTTAGATAATATTGATAAACCATTAATTGAAACTGAAATTATTGAAGATACAACTAATTTTGAAGATAGATTAAAAAGATTACAATCAGATAGAAGTAGTTTAAAACCAGTAAGTCTACAAAAAAATATAAGTTTTACTAGTGAAACTTTTCCACAATCTGATATAAATGATAATACTATTTTACATCCAGATACTTCTAGAGCATTTACTAATAATCAATCTCGTAAATTAAATGAAGAACAAAAAAGACAACCACCTGAAGATATGAAAAGAAATAATTCACTAAGACAATCATATGAAGAACAAAAAAGACAACCATATGAAAAACAAAATAGAAATCAGTCAATGAGACAATCACAAGAAGAACAAAATAGAAATGAGTCAATGAGACAATCACAAGAAGAACAAAATAGAAATGAGTTAATTAGACAATCACAAGAAGAACAAAATAGAAATGAATTAATGAGACAATCACAAGAAGAACAAAATAGAAATGAATTAATGAGACAATCACAAGAAGAACCAAATATTGATAAATTTTCTAATTTAAAAAATTCTATGAAATTATCAAATATTGAAATTAAAGATGACACTCGTCAATTTAAAATTATAATAGATAAATTAAATAAAGAAAATAGGGAATTAAAAGAAAGTATTGAAAAATTAAATCATCAACAAACAAATGTAGAATTAGATAAAATAATGGAAATTAAAAAACAAATTGCTAATGAATTTGAATCATTAAATATTAAAAATAATGAAATGGAATCAAAAATAAATAATATAAACTTACAAGAAATGGAATTACTAAAAAAGAAAACTGAAATAAAACAATTAATAGATAATTATGATTATTTATTTCATACAAGACAAATTCAAATAGAAGTTTCAAATATTGAAAATAAATCAAACTATAGCTGGTCAATGGATAATATTTCTAATGTTACAGGTATAAAATTATTATCTTATTCATTACCAAAACCAAAGTTTAATATTGAAGAAAACAATAATAATTTATTACATATTAATGTAAATGATAATGATATTCAAGTTAAAATACCAACTGGTAAATATGAGATTGATGATTTAATTCATTATTTGAATGAAGAAATCAATAAAACAAATTCTAATATTAAAATTTATGTTAATATGCAACAAAAAGTAGTAATTTCTTCTAATAATGATACAGATAATATTACAATAGTTCCAAATTTATTAACAAAATGGAATTTAGGATTTATTAATGAAACCCAAAATAAAAATAGTCATATAGCTGATAAAATATGGGATTTAAGAATTGATGATAAAGTATATTTATATTTAACAAATTTATCAGAAGAAGTTCCGTTTGGTTTATTATATTTTAATGGACACTCAATAAGTCAATTTAAATTTGAAAAACCATTTGATTTAAGTCAGTTAGATATATTATTTAAGAATTCAAGAGGAAATGAATATAATTTTCATGATTTAACTCATAATTTAAGTTTTATAATTGAAAAATTAGAGTAACATAGTTAAAAGTTAAAGTAACTTAGTTAACATTTCTAAAATAAATTTTACGATTTGAATTCATTATTTTATCATTAGTTATATTATTAATAATTGAGTCAAATGATTCACCTTCTACTAATCTAACTATAAAATTAAGTGAATACACCCCGCATTCTGAATTTTCAAACTGATGTTGAATATCATTATATCTAATATCAAATCCATCTTTTAATAAATTTCCAAGATATTTATCTGATTTTACGATATTATTAATATCATTTGGTGCACTAGTTTTAATACTTTTAATTTTACCAATAATATCATTAATAGGTAATATATCATTATATTTTTTAAAATATAAATATTTGGTTATTCTATTAATAAATTTACGAATTCTTTTTTGTGGTTTTTTTCCTAATGAATCAAAAAAATATATCTGATTATTTTTTAAGTTTGTATATAATGCTACCCAATGAGAACCATCTTTATTATGTTCATCTAAATTAATTACGATACCTAATTTATATTTATTATCTTTTTCAAATTCATTAAAATTTAAATTTGATATACCTAAAAATGGTAAATCATCAAAATCATACGGTACTGCTCCTAAAAATAAAAATTCATTATAAACTTGTTGATATTGCCCTACAACATCATTAATATGAGTAGTGCTTAACCACTCATATTTTTTTGAAGGTCCTTTTGGTCTAAATGTATTTTCTAAAATATCTTCATTATCTAACTCTTTAACAAAATCTAATCTTAACCAACATGTTTGTTCAGAACATTTATTTGAGAGTTTTGATTCTAACTCACCAACTAATTTTTCTTTTGGTTGATTTATATTAATTTTTTTAGTATTTCTTTTATTATAACTTTTTGCTATAGTTTTCAATGAATCAATTGAAAAACATGAACTATCTATATATTTTTTACTAGGGGCACATTTCATATCAGGTTTTATTTCATTTAGAATAGTAGAATTATTAGAATTTTCTAATATAGTTCTCATTAAATTAAATAAGATTTTGTTAAGAATAAAATCTGAAATTAAATAATTTTATTCAATTAAATTAATTATAAATTCATAACCTAATGAATCACCGTAATATGAAACATTTGAATGAAACAAACATTCTTCTTTATTATTATAATCAATAATTTTATATTTAAAAATATTTTTATTTTTAGGAATTTTTTTTAATTTTCCAAATTTTGGAATTAATTTATAAATATATTTTTGACTATAAGGAATAAAAGTAATTAAAATTTCTTGATTTAATTTTAAGTCTTCTAATTCTATTGGTGTTATTATTCTATTTTCAATTATTTTATTTATTTGTTCAGTTGTATTTTCATAATTTATTATTTCATCATCTTCAAACATTATAAATATACATTTAATACATAATATATAAAAAAATCAATATTTATAATTTAAATAATTAAAATCTAATTAAATTATATATAATGTCGTATGAACAAAAATATAAAAAATATAAAACTAAATATTTAACTCTTAAAAATAATAATAATTATTTAAAATCAAATAATTTAACAGGTGGTACTAAAATAGGAGATGATATATTAGAATTAAATAGGTTATCAGATACACCAAGTATGCCCGAATTTAATACTAAAAAAGTATCTACTAATTTAAAAGGAGGTGCATTAAACAAAAATGATATATTAGAGTTAGATAATTTATCTGTAACTCCATCTATGTTAGAAACATATGGATATAATTTAAAAGGAGGGTCTAAAAGTAAAAGAGATTTTTTAGATTTAGATAATTTATCTGTAACTCCATCTATGTTGGAAACATATGGTTATAATTTAAAAGGGGGTTTTAATTATAATAGTATTAATAAATTATCTAATTTATTAAATCAAACTGCTGGAACAGATGAAGAATTATCTCAAAAAGCTGAAACTGAAACTGAAACTGATGAAGAGGTATTTCAAAAAGTTGAAGCTGATGAAGCTGATGAAGAGTTATCTCAAACAGTTAAATCTGATGAAGAGTTATCTCAAACAGTTGAATCTGATGAAGAGTTATCTCACACAGCTAAATTAAAGAAAAATAAAACATTAAGTGATTCAGATTTTAATCTAGAGTCATCAACTACAACTGACTTATCTCAAACAGCTAAGTCTGATGAAAAACCAAATAAATTAAAGAAAAATAAAACATTAAGTGATTCAGATTTTAATCTAGCGTCAACAACTGCAACAGAATTATCTCCTTTGTACACTGATAGTTCTGTTCTATCTGACTAAATATTATAAGATAAAATTAATTTTTAAATAGATATTTAAAAATTAATTTTAATATTAAATAATGGAAAATATATTTAATATTGAACAGTTAGATAGTTTTATTATTGAAAATAATCAATCAGGTAATGTTATTTTACTTTATTTTGGTGCACAATGGTGCGGGCCATGTAAACAACTTAAAAAACGTTTAAGTGATTCTGAAACTATTAATATTATGCCTAAATTAATGGTTGCATATATTGATGTTGATAATAAAGAAAATAGCGACTTAGTAAATAGATATAAAATAAAATCTCTTCCTACTTTAGTTTTAGTAAAATTAGATAAAAATAAAGTTATTCCAGTTTCTAGAATTGATGGTTATGATTTCACTAAATTAAAAATAGCATATGATAATTATTTTGACTAATAAAAAAATTGATAAATATTTAAACTAAATATAATAAATTAAATAATAATGCTATCTAAATTCAAAGTAAATAAAATTAAAATTTTAAATAGTTGGGGACATAATTTACCATCAAATACCGATTGTACAATTTGTCGGTGTAATTTAAATACTAATAGTTTATATCATCAAGACAAAGGTATAGATTCATATGTTATAACTGGAATATGTGGTCATTCATTTCATATTGAATGTATAAATCCATGGATTGATAAAAATAATCATTGTCCAATTTGTTTCGCTGAGTGGAATTCAAATTGTATAACTAGTTTTATTAACCAAAATAATGAACAAATACAAGAACAAAAGAATTAAAATGATTTAAATATTTTTTATTTATATAAATAATGCAAAAAAAATATTTAAATGATTATGAAATTGGAATTGATGAAGCTGGCAGAGGTCCATTACTAGGTAGAGTATATGCAGGTGCAGTTATTTGGGGACCAAATACTGAAGATTGTAAATTAATAATGGATTCAAAAAAGTTATCTGCAAAAAAAAGAGCACTAGCACTTAAATGGATAAAATCAAATGTATTAGCATGGGGTATTGGTTGGGCAGATTCATATGAAATAGATTCTATTAATATTTTAAATGCAACAAAATTAGCAATGGATAGAGCAATTGATAATTTAAAAACTTCATTTACATTTGATCAAGAATTAAATTATTTAGTCATAGATGGTATTGGTTGGGAAAAAAAATTTAAAGAATATAATGTTAAATCTATTATTAAAGGAGATACATTCATATTATCTATAGCAGCCGCCTCAATATTAGCAAAAGAATATCATGATGAATATATTAAAGAATTATGTAAAGATAATCCAGAATTAAATGAAAAATATGGTTTAGAAAAAAATATGGGTTATGGTACAAAAAAACATTTAGAAGGCTTAAAAATTTATGGAAATAGTAATTTTCATCGTTTAACATTTGCGCCTTGTTGTAATTATATTAATCAATAAATTCACAATCATTATTTTCAATAATTATTGGTTTACTTTTATTACTTAAATCTGATTTTTTAATAATTTCATTTTCTTTAACATCAATAATATTAATTTGAAAACCCATTTTTTTATATAATTGTCTTCTATAATTACCTTGTCTAATAAAACTAGGTAGTTGATCTGTAAAATCATATATAAGTGGTCTGATATGAGGTAGAATTTTTCTAATTACGCGCCCAACTGCTTGTTCAACTTCTTTTCTAGAAGTTACCATAAATAAGGTATTTAAATTTGGAATATCTAATGCTTCAGCAGCCATACCATAAGAAGCAAAAATTATATGTGCATTTTCAGCTATTTTTAATGCTTTTTGTTTCATGCCTCCTATATAAAAGTCAGTTGATGTTAGTTGTCTTTCATCAATTCTTTTTTTAAGTAATTTTAAATGTTCAATTCGGTCTGAAAGAACTAATATTCTTCTATCAGGTTCTTGTAATACTTCTTCCATTATATTAATTATAAATTTATTTCTTCTTCCTATTGTTGTTATTTTATTAATAGTTTTAGCTCTATTAATATCTCCTGTTCTTAATTTAAATTCTTTAAATTTTTCATGAGTTATATCATAATTAATTATATTAACAATCACTTTTGAATTTTCTTCAACTTTTGATTTATACATAATATCACCAAAATACCAATAAAGAATTTTTTCTAATTTATCAGATCTTTTTGGGGTTGCACTTAACCCAATTGTTATTTTTGATGCAATTAATGGCAATGCTTTAGAAAAATATTCAGATGGTGCATGATGTGCTTCATCAAAAATAACCATTCCAAAATCTTTAAAAATATCATTATTATATTTTTCTTTTGCAATTGATTGTAACATACCAATAACTATATCTTTACCATCAACCTCAACTTTATTTTGTTGAATAATACCAACTGATGCATTTGTAAACTCTTCGGCACGTTCTTTCCATTGATTTAATAAAAATGTTTTATGAACAATCACTAATGTTTTTACTTGAAATAAAGATGCTAAATATAATGATAATACTGTTTTTCCTGATGCACAAGGTAAACATAATACTCCACCATCATTAATTTTTAAATAAGGTACAATTTGATTAATTATATCTATTTGTTTTGGTCGTAATTCTCCATTAAATTTAATTTTAATTTCTTCTCCTTTTATTTGAGTATTTTCACATGGTTTACCAAATTTTGTTAATCCATAATACTTTGGTACATTTAAATATTCTGAATTTTCTTGATAAACACAAAATTCTTTATTTTCTTGATTAAATGTTGATAATTTATATGGTTTTACTGTTAACTCTTTTTTAGCTAATTCAATTATTGCTTTATTTTCAGGGATTTTAGGGATTAAATATCCTTTTTTACATAATATTGTTTTAGGTACTATAGACATTTATAATATTATAAATATTTAAAATTAAGCTTTTAAATTTCAATTTTATAAAATGTTTAAGATTTTTTTATAAGTTATATTATAATGGATTCTGTTAACCAAGTATCTAGTGAAGTATCTAGTTATGTTAATCAAACTCTTAACTTTATTAATAATAATAAAATTGCGAGTTCTGTTTTAGGTATGTTATTGGTTTTATATGCTGCTATGGCTGCTCCTAAACTCCCACACAAAGTTGTTAAACTTTTTGATAATTCTTTATTTAAATTGGGTTATATGTTTTTACTTGCTTATTTAGCTTCTAAAAACCCTTCTATTGCCATTATTAGTGCAATTGCTTTATTTATTACTATTCAAACTTTATCATCATATGATGTAGTTGATAAAGTTGTTTATGAAGCTGAAATGCATAAAGGAAAAAAACATGATGAAAAATTAATTCCTTTATCCCCTGTTAGAGCTGAATTAATTCAAAAGTCTGCAAAAGTAGCTGATCAACATTATAAAGCTGCTGTAAAAGCTGAACAAGCCGGTGATTTAAAAACAGCAATGGCTCATAAAACACAAGGAATGAAACAAGAAATTAAAATTGATAGCGCTATTAAAGCAAAACAATTAACATTAGCTGCTAAAGAATCATTTGCAAATGGTGATGTTAAGACTGCTCAACTTCAAAAAGAAGAAGCTATTAAACAAGAACTAAAACTCAAAACATTACTTCAAGCAGAAGTTCATACTCAAGCTGCTATTAAAGCTAAACAATCAGGTAATTTAGTTGCTGCTAAAGCTCATACGGAACAAGCCAAAAAACAAGATGTAAAAGTAAATGCATTAATTAATGCTGAAGCAAAGAAGTTAGTTTCTCCTCCTTCTCCCCCAGTTAAAGCGGTAACTCCTCCTTCTTCTCCCAAAGTTATTTCTCCTCCATCTTCTCCCAAAATTGTAACTCCTCCTTCTTCTCCCAAAGTTATTTCTCCTCCATCTTCTCCCAAAATTGTAACTCCTGCAAAAGCTGCAGTTCCTGTTCCTGCAAAGGCTGCAGTTCCTGTTCCTGCAAAGGCTGCAGTTCCTGTTCCTGCCAAGGCTGCAGTTCCTGTTCCTGCAAAGGCTGCAGTTCCTGTTCCTGCAAAGGCTGCAGTTCCTGTTCCTGCAAAGGCTGCAGTTCCTGTTCCTGCAAAGGCTGCAGTTCCTGTTCCTGCAAAAGCTGCTGTTCCTGTTCCTGTTCCTGTAAAGGCTGCAGTGCCTGTTCCTGCAAAAGCTGCTGTTCCTGTTCCTGCAAAGGCTGTAGTGCCTGTTCCTGCCAAGGCTGCAGTGCCTGTTCCTGTAAAGGCTGCAGTGCCTGTTCCTGCCAAGGCTGCAGTGCCTGTTCCTGCCAAGGCTGCAGTGCCTGTTCCTGCCAAGGCTGCAGTGCCTGTTCCTGCCAAGGCTGCAGTGCCTGTTCCTGCCAAGGCTGCAGTGCCTGTTCCTGCAAAGGCTATAAATTTATTATTACTTCCTCAACCATTTGATTATGATACTAATGCAGCACCATTTGAATCTAGTAGTAAGGTGGTTGATGTTAAAATGATGGATAAACCTAAACAAACTAAATGTGTTGCGGAATTACAGTTTGGTGGTTATGAAGGTAGTGATTATGCAAAATTTTAATTAAAATTTAGATTATTAGAAAAATAAAATATTTTTCTAATATTTTATTATTATTTTCTAAATAATTAATAATGTATTCTTATAAACATAAGGATTTAGAAAATTATATTGAATCAGTTTATAATTTTAAAAAATTATGGAAAGAAAAATGTTCAAAATTTGATATTGAAACACAGCCACATATTTTACCACCTGTTAAAAGAATTATTGTTATTGGAGATATTCATGGAGATTGGACAATGATGCAAGAAACTCTTAAAATTGCAAATCTTATTAATAATGAAGATAATTGGATAGGAAAAGATACTGTAGTTGTTCAAGTGGGTGATCAAATTGATAGATGTAGATATTCGGGTATAGCATGTAATGAAAAAAAAGCTACAAATCCAGATGAAGGAAATGATTGGAAAATATTACAATATTTTACTAAATTACATCATCAAGCACAAAAAGTAGGCGGTGCTGTTTATTCTTTACTAGGAAACCATGAATTAATGAATGTAAAGGGTGATTTTCGTTATGTTAGTTATGAAGGTATTAAAGAATTTGATAATTATAAATATCAAAATAGTTCAGATGAACTAAATATGTATTTTAAAGATGGAAATGATGCTAGAAGATGGGCATTTCAACCAGGTAATCCAATAAGTGATTTTTTAGCATGTACTAGACAGGTTGCCATAATTATTGGATCTAATTTATTTGTACATGCTGGTATTTTACCTAAAATTGCACAAAAATATAATGTTAAAAATCTGAATCAATTAATGAGTCTATATTTATTTGATAAATTAAAAAAACCTAATATGTACAATGATATTTTTACTTCAGCAGATGTTTCTCCATTATGGAATAGGGTATTTGGTAATATTAATAAAAATTCTGAACATTTAAATTTAGATGAATCTGAATCCGAAGCAAAATGTGAATCTTTATTAACTCCCTTAAAAGAAATCTATCAAGTTGATAAAATATTTGTTGGACATACTCCATTATTAGAAGATGGTATTGGAAGTTTTTGTAATGGGAAAGTTTGGTTAACTGATTATGGTATGTCAAAAGCATTTGATAAATTTGATAAAAAAATTATAAGTTCTGAAACTGAAACATATTATAGAAATACTAATAGAAAAGCTCAAGTTCTAGAAATATTAGATGATGGGCGTGAAATAAATATTTTAAAATAAATATATTAATATACAAATTAATTTAATTAATAAATTAATTTTTATACTAGTACCTAGTACTTAATAATATTTTGGTTTATAAAATCCAGGAATATATAAATGTAAACTTACTGAGTCTTCTTGCGCAATTATTTTATGTAATATTTTATCTTGTTTTTTATTTACTATCATGTTATTTTCTAATATATTTATTTGATTTATTTGTAAATTATTATCTATATTTAAATATTCTTCTTCTAATAATTTTCCCTCTAACATTTTTAATAAACAACAAAAATCTGGATGATCGTGTATTTGTGTATATTGACCTTTTTTCCAACATATTAAAATTAAATCAAAATTATCACTTGTATGTAAAAATAATTTATTATAAGTATTTTCTGAAAATGTTATTAAATCTTTATAATCAAAAGAATTATAGTTATATAATAAGTTATATAATTCTTCAATATTATTAAAATTTTCATATTCATTTAATTTTATTACTAAATTTTTTAAATCCATTATTTAATTATATATTTTATTTTTAATTACTATTTGCTAATAAACTAATACAAACACCGTTAGGTAAAGCACCTCCTACCCATGATAATTGAATACAAATTAAATCATTAGTATTTAATTGAATATTTCCTATTGATGATGAACTAATCATAGTTGAACCATTTGCGATTACTGTAATTAATGATGATGGTATACCATTAATAATTAAAGTTGCCTTATATGGTACATTAAGAGCCAATTCACGAATACTAAATGACATTTTTGTAACAATAATAGATATAGGCACTATAATTGTTGTTTTTAATAAATTATTTGAAACTTGTCCAGAACCAACATAATCATTTGTGTGTGCTTGTTCTGATGAAGAAAAAGTAAAAATACATAATGATTGACCAATAGGACCTCTTTCTCCTTTTTCTCCACTAGGACCTTGTAAACCAGTATCTCCAGAATCACCATGATCACCTCTATCACCTTTTTCACCACGATCTCCTTGATCACCTCTTTCTCCTTGAATTCCTTGACTTCCTGTTTCTCCAGTATCACCTTTTATACCTTGTAGACCTGTTGGACCACGATCACCTTTTATTCCTTGTTCTCCTTGGTCTCCTCTATCTCCTTGGTTACCTTGTGGTCCAATATCACCTCTATCACCCTTATCACCTTCATCACCACTATCACCTTTCTCACCTTTCTCACCACGGTCACCTTTATCTCCTTTATCACCCTTATCACCTCTATCACCTTTATCACCTTTATCACCTACAAAACCTTGATCACCTTTTTCTCCTTTTTCACCATTATCACCTTTCAACCCTTGTTCACCTTTATCTCCACGATCTCCTTTCTCACCTTTATCGCCTCGGTCTCCCTTCTCACCTTTTTCACCTTTATCACCACGGTCACCTTTATCACCTGAATCACCTTTTTCACCTTTCTCTCCCTGATCACCATTTTCACCTTTATCACCTTTATCACCTTGATCACCTTTCATTCCAGAAGATCCGCATTCACCTTGTGTTCCTTCTTCACCTTTATCACCTTTACAACCTCTTTCACCTCTATCACCTTTATCACCTTTTGGTCCTACATCACCACATAAACCACGCGATCCTGTTTCACCTTTATCACCTTTATCTCCTTTTGGACCTTGATCACCTTTATCACCTTTTTCACCTTTCTCACCTTTTTCACCCCTATCACCTTTATCACCTTTGTCACCTTTATAACCTTTGTCACCTTTTTCACCTTTATCACCTTTCTCACCACGTTCACCTCGTGAGCCTGTATCTCCTTTATCACCTTTCTCACCGGTATTACCAAGTTCACCTTTGTCACCTCTATCACCTTTATCACCTTTGTCACCCTTATCACCTTTTAATCCTTGTTCACCTTTATCACCTTTATCACCTCTATCACCTTGATCTCCTTTATCACCTTTTTCACCTCTATCACCTTTATTCCCTTGATCACCTTTTGAACCTGTATCCCCTTTACATCCTTTATCACCTTTTTCACCACGTTCACCCATATCACCCTTATCACCCTTATCACCTCTATCACCTTTACAATTTGAGACTTTAGTCTTTACACATTCTTTTTCTATCTCAGAACTACAATTAGTTGATTTATTTTTTTTATTTTTATTTTTTTTCTTTTTTAAATACTTAATATCTGAACTAGAATCTGAAGTAGAGTCTGAAATATAATCATTAGAAGAGCAATTATGTTTTTTAGAATTCATAACTGATATATATTATAGAATAGATATTTTAAAATTTTTATATATTTATTTTAAAATATCTATTTTTTCTTTGGTACCATTTGTTTATAGTGTGCCATATTAGCATCAAAATGTTCCATTGCTTTCTTTTTAAGTGCTTCCCCTTTCAAATCAGGGTGAGTTTTTTTATGTAGTTCTTTTGTATCTCTCTGAACAGCTCCTGCAATTTTACCTGCAGCTGGACCATTTGAAATACCTAATTTAGATGCAACATATTCTTTTAAATCCAAAAATGCTCTAAATCCTGGATTTGTTGCTCCTCCAGTTAATGAATTAACTTCATCATATTCGGCACCTCCAAGTAATTCATTAACCTCTTCATTAACAACTTCATTATTAGGTTCACCTCCAAGTAATTCATTAACCTCTTCATTAACAACTTCATTATTAGGTTCGCCTCCAAGTAATTCATTAACTTCGTCAGCTCCTCCTTTCATTTGTTTTTTAGATGATTTTTTAGATGATTTTTTAGATGATTTTTTAACAACACTTTTCATTTGTTTTTTAGAAGATTTCTTAGATACTTTTTTAGCACCACCTTTTATTTGTTTCTTTGATGATTTCTTTGATGCTTTTTTAGATGATTTTTTAGCACCACCTTCTAGTTCATCAGCTCCGCCTTTCATTCGTTTTTTAGATGATTTTTTAGATGATTTCTTGGAATTACCGTCTAATTGATCAGCTCCACTTTTCATTTGTTTTTTAGCACCGCCTTCTTGTTTATCACTACCAAGAATTTTATTTATATTGATAGATGAATTAACAGAAGATTCAGTATCAGTTAAACCTAAATTAGGTATTTCAGTAGTAGTTCCTTGTGCTAAATTGAAAAATTCACTCATATTTTGATTATTGAGTTTAACATCAACATCAACTCCTTGAGATTTAAGATTCATAAAGAATTTTTTAATATCTTCAACTTGATTGTCATTACCGCCTTTTTGTTTATTAGATTTTTTGATTTTTTTAGCACCTCCATCTTGGTTAAGAATATCACGTAATTGATTTTCAAGACTAACAGTTGAAGTTTGAGATAATGCCTGCATGGATGAAGTATCAGAAGTGAGCATTGAAATTAGTTTATTCACATCTTTAGCAGGTGATTTGGTAGAATTATGTGATAATGTACCTCCTTGTTGTAAGAAAGCAGAAGACGTTGCGTTATCTGTTTGATTAGCTTTTTCAATAATATTAATCCATTTTGGTGCAGAAACAGTTTCTTCTGATGTTAAAGTTTCAAATATATTATTTAGTTCATTTTTAAGAAAAATATTAGACATAATTATATATATTAATTTAGAAATTAAAATAATTCTTAAAAAATTTTAATAAAAAATATTCTTGTGTTTTTTATATATTATTTTTTATCCAATCTATATTAATATATATAAATAATGTATGTGAATCAAGTTGATGATTTATTTGATGGAATATTAAATAAATTTAATATTTATTTAATAAAAGAAAAAGCATTTGAAAAGTTAAATTTAGATACAAATTTTGTAAAATTTCACAATGAAATTTTAAATTACATTAAAAATTTTTTAGATAGTATTCCAAAAAAAGATATATTAGATATAATAAAAAATGCATCTTATTATGAATCAATATTAAATATAATAAAAAGATATTGTGCATTTTATATTTATTTAGGAATAGCGTATTATTATAAGGGTGGTCGTGATTTATATATCACAAATATAATTGAGGTAGGTAAATATCAAAAAGATGCTATATTTCAAATAACCAATTTTTTTAATAGTGAAAATAATTCAAAAATAATTACTTTTTATATTGATATTAAAAATATTATATCCCTTTTACAATTTAAAACAATTGATAAAATTAAAATAGTATTATCAAATAATCCACTAAAGTTTGATTCTACAATAAAATTAGTTAATGATTTAGGTGAAGATTATATAATTGATTATTTTTTAATAAAAGATAATTTTCACAATATAATGAAAACATTAATTTTTAAACAGATATATTTAAAAGAAGAAAAGAATGAAATATTGAATATGTTAAATCAATTAGAAAAAGAAAATGCAGAATATAAATATATTGAAATAATTGTATCAAATGAAAAAAAAATAGTTGATTTTAATATAATCCAAAAATTTTTAAATATTGAGCAACTAAGATCAGGTCTAGCAGAAGATATTTATAGTTATTTAGAAGAAATACAAAGAAAGAAAGAATTTATAATAAGAGAAAATCAAGAATTTATAAATTATCTATTTACAAATCAAATTATTATTCCAATAACAGAGGATTTTTTAAGATATCACAAAGATACAGAAAAATATGATCCTGAAAGTTTAATTGAAACAACTAATATAAAAGAACGAGATGCAACTAAAATTAAATATATTATAAATAAAATGAATAACGTAAGAAATTATTATTCACCATTATTAGAAAAAAATCCTAAACAAAAATTAGAAACAGAAAAGTTATTTTTTAAACAATTAGATCCAAGAATGGTAACATTATATAATAATGATGAAGAAATTAAAATTATTCAAAAATTAGAAACTTCTGAAAATGCTGCTGATTTTGATTTATTAGTTGATATTGAAAATATAAGAAGATATGCATATGTAAATTTTAAACATTTTTCAAAAGATGGTATTAAAATACGTCCCCAGAAAACAATTCAAGGTATTCGTTCTACTAATACTCAATATAAAGGACATCCTAAAAATATTCCAATTGAACTAAGAATTGGACATGATAATATTGATATGAATGTTATTGGTATTGCATGGAATTCATCAAAGAAACCATTAGAATGTTTTAAAATAACCGATTTAATAGATGTACGAAAAGAATTACATGATGAAAATGGTTATAATGCATTTATAAAAATAATGGGTAAAACTTTTGAAAAATCAAATAGAAAAATATATTATTGGTTATTTGATAATTCAAAAGATAAACCAAAACTGGAATCTTATACAAATTATTCAACAAATAATGTACAAAATAACATAAAAATAATGATTGAGGAAATTTATAAATATTACATAAATTTGGTAAAAAATAAATTAAATAACTATATTAAAAATACAAATGAAATATCAATAGGATTATTTAATAAAATTATGAAAGAATATACTGAAAAATATTTTGATTTAAATCTAAATCCTGAAATTAAAAATGAATTAATTGAAACTGTTATTTTAGAAAAAAATCCTGAATTAGAAATTATACCAGATGATGTTGATTCAATAATACCTGGAAAACGTGAACAAGTAATTAAGTTACCTATAGTAGATATTAAAAAAGAAGTTATAAATATAATAGAACTTGGATTTGAAGAAATTGATGTTACTCTAGAAATGTCAAAACGAAATTTACCTGTTTGTCAACATTATGTTAAATGGAGTAATATTATGAAAATTTCTAAAAAATCAGATGAATTTAATCAATCTATTTTTGATTTTGTTAAACAGTATATTAAATTAAATCAAAGAGGAGAATATATTTGTAAATCATGTAATGAACAAGTTCAAATCCAAAAATTTGTAGTAGAAGGTACATATGTAAAAGAATTAGATACTTTTTTAACAACATCACTTGCAGTTAGTCAAAATCTTGAAGAATTACCTAAATATGCTAAATATAGAAGAACTATAAGAAATATAGAAAAAAATATAGAAAAATTTGTATATTCTATTGATTTACTTGCATATATTGGAAATAATCCAATTATTAAATTAAGACGTAAAATGATTATTAAAGATATTATTGATTTAATATTAATTCATACAGAATGGTTAAGAAATCAACCAAAAGATAGAATTGAACAATTTAGTAAAAAATATGGTATTAACAAAGATTTAACTAATTTATTCTTTTTTGAATTGAAAGATGAGATTTTTTTAACTAGTTCACTAGATACTGATTATTATAAAATTATTAAATATAATAATATTATGACTTATTTATTATTAATTATTATAACAGAAATGAACGCTGGTCAAATATTAAGTTTAAGAAATGATAAAAAATTTAATTATTTCTTTTTTCAAAAAATTGGATATACTTTATTTGATGATTTATTTTTAAGAAAAAATCAAAAAGAAAAAATAGCTATTAGTAAAATCCCTTTACTAGCCTATGTTCTTTATTATTTATCAGGTATTATGGTTTCTAATAGATTATGGTTATATAATGATACTAATATTAATGTTAAAGATAAACCTAGTTTCTTAATTAATCTTCAAAAAACAATAATTAATACTGTTGTTGATTTATTAAATTCAATAGTAGAAGCTAATTTTGAACCAAATAAAAATTATTTATATGAAATTATTAATGGAAGAATTGGAATTAAATTACTTCATATTTTTAATGATGAACAATTGTTAAAACGTATAGAAATTAACTCTAATAAACTAATTAAATTTGATGAAAATACAAAAAAAGTAACCATATTAACTAAAAAAATTGGATTAATTAATTTAGATACAGAATTTAGAGTTATAGAAAATATAAATGAAACTTGTGATATTGCTGCTAGTGAAATTAGTAAAAATCCATTTTTACCAGATACTAATTCTATAGATATTTTAACAAATTGTTCAGATGGTAAATTTCATTCATGGATATTTAAATCAAGTGATTTAATCTGTAATTTATGCGGTAAATCTTATAATGAATTAATCAAATTAATTTCAATAAGTTCAACAGAAAAACCTTCTACCGATTATTTAGATAAACTTAAAATCATTAATTTAAAAAAATTAGCTAAAAAATATTGTATTACTGGTGATACTCATGAATTTAATAATTTAGGAATTTGTAATAAATGTAAAATAGATATTAATACTTTTAACCCCTCTGATAAAGAATTAAAGTTATTAGAAAAAAATTTGGAAATTAAAACTAATGAATTATCTATATTACAAATTAATCAAATGAAAAAATATAATGAACTACAGGAACTAGAAGAACAAAAAAATAAAAAAATATTAAATAAATTATTTAATAAATATGAAAAAGAAACTAATAATAAATTGGAAAATTATGTTATTGATTTTGTTGATAAATTAAGTAAAGTATTAGGACAAAAAATTAAAGTACAAGATAAAACTATATATTTAAAAGAAACTGTTTATATTATTGATCATGATTATTTTGGTAATTTAATTAAAGAACCTTTTTTTATTTTATCATCAGAAGATAAAATTAATTTAGTTAATAATCATCCAATATTAAATAAAGATATTTTATATTATAAAGATAAAGCTAATAAAGTGTATGTATATTATGATTCAATTACACATCAACATTTAGGTTATTCAGAAGATAATAAAAATATTAAAAAAACAAAAAATAATGCTTCTTTAAAAATTGAACTATCTATTAAAGATTGTATTATGTATTTTGGTTATGAAAATCAATATTATAATATTTATCATGTTAATAAAGATTATCAAAAAGAATCATTAGAAAGTTTGGACTTGGGTGATGATACAAAAGAGGTTGTACTCAAAATTATTAGAAATAGAATGAATAATTTAAAACAAATAATTATGAGAACACAATCTATTATTCATAATATTAGAAATAGTGGTAAAGTAACCTCAATTTATAGTTTAGAAGAAAAAGAAATTGTTAATGAATTTACAAAAAAATTAAAAAAATTTAATATTAAAGATGAAACTGGTCATAATAATCTTTTTAAAAATTATAAATATATTATTTATAAATTACCCATTAGTTATAATATTCCTGATAACCTAAACATTAAATTAAATAAAAATTATTTAGATATTAACAATATTAATATTATTGCTAATTCTGATTCTAAATTAATATTTTATTTAATATATAATTTTAACAAATTACTTGATTATAATAAACAACCTGCTATTCAATCCGAACTATCTCATATGTTAATTAAAATAATTAGATATTTATTTAATATATATTATAGACCGTATTCTAATTATAATATTAGAAAATTTGACTTTTTATTAATTAATGAAACTCCTTATGTAGATGAAACTTTAAAAGTTATTGGACATTATCAAGAATTATTAACTCAACATGAAATAGACGATCCATCTAAAAAAGATGAAGATTATTCTATACAAGAAGCAGTTGGTTCTTTAGATATTGATGACTATGAGCAAGATGATGATATTGACGGTGCAGCAGAAGCTCTTGATGGTTATGAATAAAAATATTTAGATTAAATTAAATTATAAATATAAAATTTCTAATTTAATTTATATAATCTTATGGAAGGATATTCTAAACAATTTGATTCAATTATTAACCAAAATATTGGTTGGATACATAAAAATCAATATACATTACCTATATTATCATTATTTTTGGCTGTATATGTTGCATTAGCCCGTCCTAAATTACCAAATTTTGTTACTAAATTATTTGAAAATCCAGTTTTCCGTTTTATTATGATTGCTTATATTATGTATCGGGGTAATAGAGATCCACAATTATCATTAATGATTGCTGCCGCATTTTTAATTACTATGCATATGATTAATAAACAAAGAGTAGATAAAATGACAAATACTAATAAAAATATAAATTAAGTTTATTCATAAATTAAACGTTTATATTAATTTTATTTTAAAATTAATATCTAAGTTAAATAATAAAATGAACATGATTAATAAAATTTTAATTTTAGTAATAATTATATTTTTAATTAATCATTTAACAGATGGAATGATAGTAGCTACTATTAAATATTATTATGAAACATATAAAGAAAATATTGAACTATTTAATAATATTACAAATGCCAAAAAAAATAGTAATTGTAATAATGATCATTTATATAATTTTATTAATAATTTAATGAGTGTAAATAATGATTCTTATGATTTATTTAATTATCAAACAAAAAAAATATTAGCTGATAAACCTATTGTGGATGAAATATTAAAACAATTAAATTATTTATTAAATAGTAATGAATATAAATTTAATAATATTAAATTACTTGATAATATATATTATTATACAAATTCGGAAGGTAAAATAATTGATTCATTTAATATTAGTACAAATGTATCTTATAAAAATAATCCTATTGGAACTATTATTATGAATTTTGATATTTTTCTTAAAGAATATATCTCCAAATCTAATCAAATTAGATATGAATTAATTATAATTAATGTTAAATTATTAGATAAAAAAAATCCTGTATATATTTCTGATAATAAACCTATTAATAAACCTATTAATAAACCTATTAATAAACCTATTAATAAACCTATTAAACCTAAAGATCAATCCTATAGAAAAGCACTATTAAAAACTAGAAAAATGACTGATAAAATGAATGAATCATTTAATGATCATTTTGTTAATCGTGATATATACGATGATCTATTTATTAAACCTAATAATCCTTATGTAACAGAAGGATTTATGAATGACACAGATAATAGTTTAATACCTAGTATTGTTGAAATGTCTTCTTATGAAGCATCCTCTCATACAGATTCAAGTAATTAAATTATTTTAAAATACATATTCAAGTAATTAAATTATTTTAAAATACATATTCAAGTAATTAAATTATTTTAAAATACATATTCAAGTAATTAAATTATTTTAAAATACATATTCAAGTAATTAAATTATTTTAAAATACATATTCAAGTAATTAAATTATTTTCTCATTATTTTAAAAAAAGGATCATTTTTTAAAATTTCATCTGGAGTTAAATATTCATCATTTGTTAATATTCTACCTCTATCAGATACTAATTCACCTGTTTGATATCTATCAGGTACTACTCTTTTTACAAACTGTTTTACTTTGTCAGGAACTTCTTCTGATAACCAAAATTCAGGGAAAAATCCCTTTCTTGTTAATGTATTTAAAAAATAATGAATATCATAATATTTATTTTGTTTTGTGGTTATATTTATTTTATTAGTCCATTCTGCTTCAACTTTTGAATTATCTACTATATTTGGTATACATGCAAAATCAAAATCCCATAGTTTTACTTGAAAACCTATATTTGGTACTATATAATTTTGATTATTTATTTTATATAAATATTTTCTATCATGATTATCTACATCTATATGATGAATTAAAATATTATTTGCTTTCATATCATTATGTCTAAATGTTGGATATTTTGAATGAATTACTGCTAATACTGATAATGTTTGAAAGAATATTGTTCTCCAATGTTTGGTTTTCATTATCTTATAATTCTTTCTTATATATTCTAATAAATCTCCTCCATTTGCCCATTCACTTACTAATATTGATACATTTTGATAATATTCTCCTTTATTATATCTTTCAACAAATTGTTCAAACTTTTTATTGTTTACTATGTTTGATTTTGTTAAATTTAAAAATGGTTTAATACTTGTATTAAATGTAGTCATTGGTAAAACAATATGCGGGGTTTGTTTATTTATAACAAAATATGATAATAATCTTATCATTAATAGTTCTGTATTTTCTGGTCTTTTTATATTATACATATCTCCGTAATTTTCTTTTTTCGGATAAGCTACTATCTTTACTGCATAAGGTTGTCTATTTTCATCATTTGGAAGTGGATGAACACCTTTAAATGTATGGCCTGTTGAACCACTCTTAATATATAATAATTTACCTCCTAATTCTGATATTGCTTTTCCAAATTCTATATATTTTTTTGGTAATAATCCTCTTATATCTTCTGTGTTTGAAGGATATTCAAAAGATTCTGTTGAGTTTTTAAAATCAATTATTAATTCTATATTAGTACCACCTATCATATTTTTAATCGTATCTATTCTTTCTGGAATTAAATTAAAGTTTTTATTAGTTTTTTTAACTTCGGATTTATTGCTTTTTTTTTCCATTAATTAATTAATATTATATATTTTTTATTATTATAACCTTTATAACCTTTATGAATTTTAAATAACTTTTTTATTTTTGGATCTTACATTTATTTTATAAACTTCTATAAACTCGTTTCGGTTTAGTTCATCTTTTTTTAATTTGTTTTTATATTTTAAAAATACTGTTTTTATTTGATCTATATCTAATGGAGGTAGTTTTGGTATTGCCATCCAATATTTCTTTTTATTAATAAAATCTTGTTGAAATTTTTCTGGATACATATATGCTAATGGTGAATTTGAATCTGTAACTAAATTTGCTAAACTATTTGGTAATAGTTTATATGATTGGGGTGGCAATACTGCTAATAATTGAATAAATGGAGTTATAGGTTCTCCTAATTTAAATTTTATCTTATTTATATTATTTTTTAATAAATATTTTGAAATATCTGAAATAAATGGAGGATAATCAAATGGATAATACCAATCCCACGATGGACATTTATTAAAATAGTAAAGAGTTACCCACTTTATTCCACATAAATAATTTTTTACTAATCTTTCACTAAACTCTTCAATATTATCTTTAGTTATACCCCAATAATATTGATAATATCTAAATCGTCCATTTTCTAAACTATCTGAACCTAATTGAATTGGATCATGTATCTTAAACTGAAGATTATCTATTTTAAATAACTCTTTTTCATATGCATCACCATCACATCGTAACATTCTTTTTCCTTTTAGAAAATTTTCTTTTAACACTTCTTCTTCTTGTAATGCTAACCTATTTATGAATTTTGATAAAAAATGTAAGTTTATTATTGTTAATGATTTTGATCTTAATACTTTTGTATTAGCTAATAAATATTCTATCTCATTTTTCTCAATTATTAACTCATTCATTGTTTCTACATAATTTATTATTAAATTTTCTATTCCATTTTTATGAATATCTAATGATGGTATATGAGGCAAAAAATCATTACCTAAAAAATAACACATAAAAATAAAATCATTTACTAATCTATTCTTATTTATATTATCAAAACTATACACTGATTCTTTATTAAAATTATTATCTGTTACTTTTATTAAAAACCTTAATATAGTATTTACTATTGCTTGTCTCATTATCTTTATACTCACATAATTTAAAATTTCAGTTGATACTTTTTTATTAATTTCAGTGGCTTCTCGTAATAAATATATATTATCTTTTTCTGTTGATAATGAGAGAAATATTAAATCCGCATCTAAACCATAAAAAACATAAGAATAATCTACTTTTTTTTTCTGATTTTGTCTAATAAACTGTAATAGTTTATGTTCACCTTCTTCTGGAGTAAAACAACTTGAATAAATTACTTTACGATTAAGTGTTTTCATCCATTCTAATAATTTATTATTAAGTTTTTCCATAAATATTGTGCCTGGTGTTATTGCACTGTTATTCCAATAATTACCTAACGGTTTATTATGTTTCTTTTTTATGTTATCCCATAATGTTCTATCTGCTATTGATTTAAATCGTCGCAATCTTTGTTGTTTTATTTTAGCTATAGGGGCAACTCCATCTATTGCCAAATATACACCCTTCTTTGGATCTACATAATTTATTATTTTATTTAAATAACCAATTATATTTATAAACATCTTTTCTTCTAACATATCTTGATCTACCAAATCTGGATTATCTAATACTGTTTTAAAACATACTGGATGAATTAAACAATTTGCATCTATTAAAAAATAATCTATAGCATTTATTTCATTTAATAATGACTCAATATATAAATTATCTGTTTCATTTTGAACATCTTTTTTTATAAGTTTTTCTTTTTGAAAGACAAAACCTTCTTTTTTATAATTTTTCATTAACCATAAGAAAAAACCAGGTACACCCATTTAATATATACTTATATTAATGTTTAAATACTTATTTTTCATTTTTTTTAGAAAAAATGAAAAATAGTTCATTTATTTATGTATATATTAGTAAATTAATGAGTATTTTTAACAATAAAACAATCACTATCACTTTTGGTAATAATGCTGAAAATCATATTGGTATGCAACAAATTGGTAAATTATCAAACTCCGGATTTAAAAATAAATTTGAACAAAATAATTGTAAATGTGAATTAATTAATTTAAATGAGTATGCTGAAGTAAAAACTGATATCGCAGGAGTTTTAATAATTAAAAATGGTGTTAATAAATTATTATAAAAAATTAATCTAGATAATAATAATTTATTTGAAGAACAAAATAACTTAAATGTTGATAAAAAAGCTTTTATGTACGGTAGAGTTGTTAATAAACATACAAGACATAATTTATATTTTTCTGATTTTTCACAAGAACCTGACTATATAAATGGATTAGGCACCATTATCAATTTTAAGGATGTCCCTATTACTAAATATATTAGAGAACAATTATATGAAATTTTAAATGAAAAAATATTAATTTTACAAGCAGAAGGTAATTATTATTATGATATTACTAAATGTGGTATCGGTTGGCATTCTGACTTGGAAAGGAAAATAGTTATAGCTATTAGATTAGGAGAATCAATACCATTATTATTTCATTGGTTTTATAAATCAAAACCTATTGGTACTAAAATAAAAATAAATTTAGATCATGGTGATATTTATATTATGAATGAAAAAGCAGTTGGTACTGATGGATATAATAAAACAATTCCAATTTTAAAACATGCAACAGGATATAAAAAATATGGACTATTTTTATTTAAATTCTTTATAAATTTCAAATAAAAATAGTCCATATTTTGTTGTTTGAAAATTATTAAATATATTAATTAATTCATTTATGTAATCATATAATATATTATAATTTGTACAATATTCTTTTTTACGAACTATTAAGATTAATCTTAATTTTATATAAATTACTTCAAAAATTATTAGAATTACATTCTGTGTTGATAATGGTGTTATATCATTACTATTAAAATAATTATATAAAGAAATTGACTTAAAATCATTATTACAAAATTTATAATTTTTATATTTATTATATATGTATAATAAATCTTCCATATATTTAATTTCTATTTGATATTCATTATCTAAATATGCATTCGGAGGTTGATTTAATAATACAAATAATAAGTTTAAGTTATTATGGATTGAATTATTATTTAAATAAGATGAATAATAAATCATTATATAATTATAATATATATGAATTAATTATTTTTTTCTAAATTATTTATTTTATTATTTATAATTCTATTTTCTATTTTTATTCTATTTTCAAGAGTTAACATATTACTATTAAAAAGTTGTTGTTTTTGTAAAATTTCACCTACTAATATTAATTTTTTTATTATTTTATCATCTATTATTTTTATTTTATCATTAATTTGTTCAATATCAATTTCAAAATTAAAAATTTTTTGTTCTATTTTTTGTAAATTAATTTCAATATTATATATTTTATTTTTATTCATATTCATTGAATTCATTAAAGTATTGATTAAATCATTCTGATTATTATATATATGTTCTATTTCTATTATTTTTAAATTTATTAATTCTATTTTATTTAAATTATTTTGTTCATTCTGTAATTCTATTTTATTTAAATTATTCTGTTCATTTTGTAAATTGATTAATTCTATTTTAAATTCATCTAATTCTATTTTAAATTCATCTAATTCTATTTTATTTAAATTATTTTGTTCATTCTGTAAATTGATTAATTCTATTTTATTTAAATTATTATGTTCATTCTGTAAATTGATTAATTCTATTTTAAATTCATCTAATTCTATTTTATTTAAATTATTTTGTTCATTCTGTAAATTAATTAATTCTATTTTATTTAAATTATTTTGTTCATTCTGTAAATTAATTAATTCTATTTTATTTAAATTATTTTGTTCATTCTGTAAATTAATTAATTCTATTTTATTTAAATTATTTTGTTCATTCTGTAAATTGATTAATTCTAATTCAAGTTTATTTATTTTATTTAATAATTCTATATAATTTCCATATGTAATTTTAATTTCATCTAAGAAAATATCAAATTCATTTTCTTGATATTTACAATTAATTAATAATTTATTACCTAAATTTGTAAATGTTAATTCAAATTCATTAAAATTAAATAACATATTATCTAATTTATGTTCAGTTTTATATCCTATTTTTGTTTCTATATGTATTGCTTCAATATATATAAAATCATTTGATATTTTTGTAGTAATAGTATATTCCATTACTATATAGATATAATTATTTAGATAAAAAAGTAGGTGTCATACTAGTTAAATTATATTTATATTATAAAAAATTGAAATTTTTACTTCCTAGTTTGCTATAAATATAAGTTTGAACATGAAAATGGCACAACCTCTTATTATTCAAAGTACTCAAGCGTCTGAAAGTAAAGAATTAGCTCAAGCAGATTTAGTTAATTCATATACTATAAATAATGTATTGGATTATGATAATTTGATTGAATCAATTATACCGGCTTCAACAGTATATGATATGTTTGTAAACAATCAAACACAACTAAAAAAAGGAAAAAATGAACAAACCCTAATTAAAAAAGTAGAAACTGAACAATTAATAAGTAATTTTAAATATGAATTACTTGAATTATGCATTTCCTCAATTAAAGAAATGATGAATAATCGTAAATCTAATAAAAAATTACCTATTAATGGCAATAGTGTAAGAACTTATAAAAATACATCATGTAAAGTACATATGCTATTATATGGACGTATTAATACTAAAGGTTATTCTGATCGTTATAAACAATTGGAAAATAGTATATTCAAAGAAGTACAAACACTCTTATCAGTGCAAGGATGGTATTTATTAGATGAATCTGATAAGGATAAAAGTAATAAAACATTCATTACGTTGTATAGTAGTAAACCACGATATTATGATATCACGTTTAGATTATGGCATGGATTAAATAAAATTCCAAGTGACGTGAGAAATTACTGTATTCAATGCGGTAATTGTGAAGAGGGGATCCAATTCTTCTCAAATACAAATACCAATTGGATTTGTAGGTTGTGTCGTGAAGAAAATAGAATTGGTCGTTAAGATAATATAATAAAAAATATTAAAAATTTTAGTAAAATAAGTATTAGCCAAGTGCATTTATTTAAAAAAATATATTTCTTTAAATAAAAGCTATATAGTGGATATCTGAGTTAAAAATTCTTTTAAACATTATAAAAAATTGAAAATAGATAATAATACAATTAAATTTACTAATTCTAATGAACTTTAATAAATTAGAACAAGAAACTATTACTTATTGGAAACAGATAGATTTAAAAAATGAAATTATTGAATTACGAAAATATTATCCAAAATGGGAATTTTTAGATGGACCTCCATTTGTTAATGGAACTCCTCATCATGGACATTTATTAGTATCAACTATTAAGGATACTATGGCAAGATATATGACTCAAAAAGGTTACCAGATTGGTTACCAGATTGGGTTTGATTGTCATGGATTACCTCTTGAACAGGAAGCAGAAAAAACAGTTGGTAAAGTTAGTCCAAATGATTCTATTGATAGATTAATAGAATTTAATGATCAATGTAGACATATTATTTCTAATTGTTCTGAAGTATGGTATACTACACTTGAACGTTTAGGACGTCAGTTTGATAAATCTAAAACTTATTATACATCTGATTTTAAATATATGGAATCACTTTGGTGGGCATTTAAACAATTATGGAATAATGGACTTATTTATTGTTCCAAAAAAGTAATGCCTTATTCACCTTTATGTGAAACACCCTTATCAAATTTTGAGGCTAATTCAAATTATCAAGAAAGAACAGATTTATCAGTTTATGTTAAATTTCAAATTGTAAATTCTGATGAAAAGCTATTAATTTGGACTACGACACCTTGGTCGCTATTTGCTAATCAAGGAATTTGTGTTAATCCAGAACTTATTTATGCATTAATTGAATTAGATACTAGAGAGTTCACTGAAAAACTTTGGATTTGTGATAATCTAATTAATAAATTATGTATTGGTGAATTTTCTAGTTATATAATCTTAAAAAAAGTTAAAGGTAATGAATTGGAAGGTATTAAATATCAACCAATTTTTAAAATTCATAATTGGGATAATTATCAAATTTATCTGGATACATACGTAGAAAATACAAGTGGTACTGGATTAGTTCATCTTGCTCCTTTATTTGGTGAAGATGATATGAAAGTAATGAAAGCTAATGGATATATTGATACTGATATTCCTGAATATATTATTGATTCACAAGTTAAATTTCAAATTAATTGGGATATGGGAGAATCTAATATTAAAGGACGATTTGTAATGGATACATCTACAGATATTGTAGTTTGGCTTAAAACAAATTATATTGCCCTTAAATCAGAAAAAATTAAACATTCTTATCCTTATTGCTGGAGAACTGATTATCCTCTTGTTTATTTGGCAACTGATGCGTGGTTTATGAATGTACAAACACTTATTCCAAAAATTTTAGAAAATAATGCACAAATTAATTGGTATCCTTCTTATGTTGGTACTGAACGTTTTGCTAATTGGATTAAAGATTCACCTGATTGGTGTTTAAGTAGAAATAGAATTTGGGGAACTCCAATTCCTATTTGGATATCAACAGATGGAGATATTATTTGTATTGGTTCTATTCAAGAACTTGAAAATATTACTGGTAAAACATTTACAGATATACATTTAGATAAAATTGATAATATAGTTTTAGAATTTAATAATACTAAATATTATAGAACATTTGGTGTATTAGACTGTTGGTTTGAATCTGGTATGGCTGGATTAGCTCGGTTTGGTTATCCTGAATGTATTAATAATTCATTCCCTGTTGATTTTATTGCTGAATCTATTGATCAAACACGAGGATGGTTTTATACTCTTAATGTACTATCAACAGCTCTTAATAATAAACCTGCTTTTAAAAATGTTATTGTAAGTGGCCTTATTTTGGCTGCAGATGGTAAAAAAATGTCTAAACGTTTGGGTAATTATACATCACCTGATTTATTAATTGATAAATATGGAGTTAATATTCTTAGATTATATTTACTTGGATCTCCTGCATCTAAAGCTGAATCATTCTGTTTTAAAGATTCAGATCTTCTTGATATTTTTAGAAAAATCACACCATATTATAATGCTCATTTACTTCTTAATGAATGTATTATTTATGTTTCTAATATGTTTGATAATTTAAATTGGATTAATTATATTAAATCAGAAAATAAATTGGATATTTGGATTGAAAATAAATTTTTTGAATTATCACAAAAAGTTTATAATCATATGGAAAAACTGGAACTAACTTATATTCCAAATTTAATTTTTAGATTTATTGAAAACCTAACTAATATTTTTATTAAATTAAGTAGAGAACGTTTAAAAAATCAATTATCATATACTGATACGCTAGAATCAATTAGTACTTTATGGACAATTATGAATAAATTTAATATTCTTCTTGCACCTTTTATACCACATTTAGCTGAATCATTTAATAGATTATTATTTGCTATGATTGGATCAAGATCATATATATCAATCCATTCAATTATACTTAATATTAATTCAATTATGAATTATGAATTAGATTATTCACTTATTAATGGATTTTGTTCAGTTAATGAATTATTAGAAACAGTTAGAAGTATTCGTCAACAAATTTCTAGACCTGTGTATTATCCACTTAATTCTATTATATTATATATTAACAGTTTTGAAATCCAAGATTTTTTTGATATTATTTCTAATCAATTAAATATTAAAAATATAGAAATTAAAAATATAGATTTATTAATTAAAAGTTATAAACCAAATAAAACTATTTTAGGTAAAGTTTTTAAAAAAAATGCTACTAAATATACACAATTAATTGAAAATGGAAATATTACTTGGGATGGATGTATTTCTGAATATTATACATTTGAATATATTGTTAATCCAATTAATCATATGATTGGTGCTAAGTTTTATTATTATGACTCATTAAATAAATTAACACAAGCTATTGTTTATGTTGATACTACTACAACTAATGAAAATGATATAGATGCTGAAATTAATAATATTAGGCGTCAAATTAATGCCTTTAGAAAAGATATGGGACTTAAACTTTTTAATAAAGTTCAAATTATATTTGAACAAAATGAATATTGGACTAATATTCATTCCACATTTATTAATAAATTAAATAATAAATTAGCTACTGATATACAATTTTTGGAACATCTAGATGATTTTAAATTAATTGAAACATTTAATGGAAAACAAATTAAAGTTTATATTAAAGTTATATAAAATTAAAGTAATTAATAATATTTTTTTATAAAATTAATAAATAATATAAATTATTATTTATTAATTTATCTTCAAAATTTAATTCAGTAAATCTTTTATTATTTATTATTATTAATTCAGTAGATTTATTATTATTAAAGTAATTTTTCATATTTATTAATTTATCTTCAAAATTTAATTAATTTAATTCAGTAGATTTTTTGTTATTTATTAAAGTAATTTTTCATATTTATTAATTTTATCTTCAAAATTTAATTCAGTAGATTTTTTTGTTATAATTTTTATAAATTTTTTAGGTATCATAATTTTTAAATTATTAGGTAATTTAGCATAAGATATTTTATTTTCTAATATATATTTTTTCCATTTCCATAATGGGTCAAATAAATCTAATTCAATAAGTTTTTCTTTATTTTTTTTATCAATGATAGTAATATTATCTAAGTATTTATTTTTAATATCACTAATACTATTTATTAAATTAGTAGATTTCATAATAATAGGCCATAATTGTTCAGTCATATCTATTAGTTCTTGTTCACAACAATTATCACAATTATTACATGTAAAAAAATTACATGATTCATTAAAATATTCTAAAATATATTTTCGTCTACATGTATTTAGATAAGCTAATTTTGCAATTTTATTTAAATTTTGTACTTTAATATTATATAAATTGGGAGATTGTGTTTTTATATTTCTTAACATATGTTTTGCAATTAGTAAACTAGAATAATCAAAATATAATATTGTTTCGCAACTTAAACCATCCCGACCACCTCTACCAATCTGTTGATAATATTCTTCAATTGATGACGGTGATCCAAAAATAATAACACATTTAACAATTTGATCAATACCCATACCAAAAGCAATTGTACTAATAATAACTTTAACTTCACCTTCAATAAATTTTGTTTGAATATCTTCTCTAAGTTGTTTATCTAATCCTGCATGATAAGCTTGACAACAATTATTAAATAATTTATTTAATTTAGTAGCTACATTTTCAGACTCTAGCCTACTATTAATATAAATAATAATTTTATCATTTGGATATTTTTTAATATAATGTAATATTAAATTTTCTTTAGGAATTTGTTTTTGTGTTATTTTAAAATCATTTTTACGTTTAGATTTTTGTGTTATTAAATTAGTAGGAATTTCCCGAATATTTAAATATAAATTAGGTCTATCAAAAGATGCTTTTATTAAAACTGGATTTTTTAATTTTAATATATTAATAATATCTTGACAAACTGTATCTGTAGCAGTAGCAGTTACTGCTAATATTGGAATAGTAGGAAACATTTCTCTGAACATTTTCATTTTGGTATATTCAGATCTGAAATCTTGTCCCCATACACTAATACAATGAGATTCATCTATAGCTAAAAACCCAAGTTCATTATTTTCAACTAATGTATTAGCTAAATCTAAACCATCTGATTTAATTAAATATTCCGGACTCATATAAACTATTCTAATTTTCCCATTTATAATATTTGCTATTTCTTGATTCTTATTTTTATTATTACTATGTAAAGTTATACAAGGAATGCCTAATTTACTTAGTTTATCTTTTTGATCTTCCATTAATGAAATCAATGGACTTATAATAAAAATAGTTTTTTTTGTAACTAAAGGAGGAATTAGATAACACATTGATTTACCATATCCTGTTGGTAATAAACCAATTACATCATTACCTAATAATAATTCATTAATAACTTCTAATTGTTTATCTTTTAATTCATTAATTTTCCAGTATTTCTTAAGAAATTTCTTGGCTTTATCAGTCCATAACATTAAAATGAATATATATTTTAATAATATAATAATTTATCAATATTTTACAATAAAATAGTATTAATTAAAAATAAAAATTGATAAATAGATTATTTAAATCTAAAAATTATATATGTAATGGCACCTAAAAAGATTAAAACTAATGATGAAACCAAACAAACTAATGTGACTGAAACTAAGAAAGTTTCTACACGAGTTAAAAAATCAAAAAAAGAATTAGTAAATGAACCTGAAACTATAGTAAATACTATTAATTCTGATGAAGAAGTTGCTAAAATAATTACTAAACCTAAAAAATCTAGTAAACCAAAAGTAGTAAAGAAAGAAGAATCTTCAGATGTTGATAAACCTATTGAAATTGAACAACCTAAAACAACAAAAAGAAGTACAAAAAAGAAAGAAGTTGTATTAGATGATGATAATAATTCAGTATCAAAAGAACAAGAAACTCAAAAACCTAAAAGAACAACCAAAAAGAAAGAAGTTCAATTAGATGATGGAGAAACTAAATCAGGACTTAAGGAACCGCCAAATAAATCTGTAACTAAAATATCAAATAATGATGAAAACTTAGTGACAGAAGTTGAAAGAATATTAGATGAAAAGAAAAGAGAATGGGCAACTATAACAACTCATATTTATGAAATTACTATTAAACGAGAAGCACTAGAAGAAGATCAAAAACGTTTAATTAAGGAACTAACTGAATTAATGAATAGACTTAAAAAAGATGTTCCAGTTATTGAAGGAATTACTATTGATTCTATAACACCTAAAAATATTCCAAAACCAGTTAGTAAATTAGCTAGAAAAGAAATTATTTCAACAGATTCAGAAACAGAATCAAAAACAGACAGTTCAGATTCTGAATCATCAGATTCAGAATCTGAAAAAGAAAAACTTGTATTGCCTAAAAAAGGAACTGTTAAAAAAGAACCAGTTAAGAAAACTAAAGGTATACCAAAAGCACTCCAATTAAGTAAATCAGCCTCCGAATCTGAGTCTGATTCAGATGAAAACTCAGATTAAATAATTATTTTACTTTATAACATATAATATATTATAATATTCATTTAAAGATATAAATATATAGTATGTTATATAAAAAATATCAAGCCCGTATAGTGTAATGGATAACACGGAAGCCTTCTAAGCTTTTAATCTGGGTTCAATTCCCAGTATGGGTGAAGACAGTGTTCCCGAGCAGGTCAAAGGGGTCAGACTTAAGATCTGATGCGTAATGCTTCGCGAGTTCGAATCTCGCCGCTGTCAATTTTTTAACAATTATAAAAATAATTGTTTTAGCCTTTTTAGCTCAGTTTGGTAGAGCACCCGGCTGTTAACCGGTAGGTCATTGGTTCAAACCCAATAAAAGGCGAAATACTAAGTTTCTATGAAGTAAAAATCATAAGAAAAAATAATCAAATACTAGATTTAATTCTAAAAATATATATAAATTGTTTTAGCATCAATTTTATTAATCTGTAAAAGTTAATAAAAATGTCTAATATAAATTATATAAATTGTATTTGATCTGGTTCTGTAACTCAGTTGGTTAGAGTGCTGTGCTTATAACGCAGAAGTCGCGGGTTCAAGTCCCGCTAGAACCATATTATAGACGTTCCTATGTTTATTTAATAACATAAGGAAATTATTAATATTATTAATATTAATTTATTAAATAAAAAATTAAAAAAATTAAAAAAATTAAAAAATTAAAAAAATTAAAAAAGAAAAGAAAATGATTTTTCTTTTCTTAGGTAGTGTTCCCGAGTCGGTCAAAGGGGTCAGACTTAAGATCTGATGCGTAACGCTTCGCGAGTTCGAATCTCGCCGCTACCAATATTAATAGATTTATAAATCTATTTTTTAAATTATCAACAGTATTTAGTTAATTTTGTAAAATTAACTAAAATTGTTAAAATCAATCAAGTTTTTTATATATTAACTTTATTACTTTTTATAAAAAGTAATATATTTTTCTAATTATTAAATCAAAGATTAGTAATAATGAATGGATATAGAAAAATCCATATAACAATTAACTCTTCATAGTTTCTTCTTTCTATATAAATATTTAGGTCTTTCTTAATTGCATTATTTGCAATTTTATAAATGGTTGTAGCTCTATTAACAGATGAATTATACTATTTTATGTAGCAGAATGAATAAGAAAATATATAATTTTTTAATTTAAATAAAACTTGTTTTAAATTAAAAATTGAAAAAAAATTTTAATTAAATTTATCAATTATATATAATGGATTCATTTAATAATGTTTGTAATAATGTTTATAATAATGGAAAACAAGAATGTAAAGAAGAAATATATTATAAAGGATTGTGTTATCATCATTATAAAATAGTTGATCAAGTTGAAAAAGATAAAATATGGAAACGTGCAATATTATTCCATGATACTCATGTATTTTGTAAAAGTGATTGGAAATATACAATTATATATGGAACTTTTGATATATATTATTATATTAGTAAAAGTAAACTGGGTAATAGATCAATTGATAAAATAACTAAAGAGGATTGCGATACAGAAGTTCATATTGAGGATGATATATGGAAATATAGTGGACCATTATGGGAATTTTTTAAAAACAAAAATAAAAACAAATAGTTATTTTATCATTTATCAAGTTTATTTTAAGTAATAAAGAATTTAAATTTTATTCTCATTTTATAAAATTTTTATCTAACTAATTTTATAAAATGAGAATATTTTCACATTCATTACAAGGAAAAAGAGATGCAAATGAAGATCAACATATCCATAATATGAATATGTCAGGTGAGGTAACCGAATTAAATTCAGTAAATTTTATAGCAGTATTTGATGGTCATGGTGGAAAAGCAGTTAGTAAATATTTGAAAGAAAATTTACCCCAATTTTTTATTAATAAATTTAAAAAAGATATTTATTCAAGACCAGATACTGCTTCTAAATATTTTGTTAAAGTATATGATTTAATTCAAACTAAAATGACAGAAGATCATCCTAGAGCAATTCAATATTGTGGATCAACTGCATGTGTTGGTATTCATTTTAAAGATTCAGAAGATAAACAAAAATTATGGATTTTAAATGTTGGAGATTCACGTGCAATTAAATGTAATAAATTAAATATTGGAGAACAATTAACTCAAGATCATAAACCAAATTCACCTGAAGAAAGACAAAGAATTGAACAACTAGGAGGTAAAATTGAATTTGATGGATCTGACTGGAGAATTAAAGACCTTTCTTTATCTAGAGCTTTTGGAGATTTAGAATGTACTCCCTATGTGACTCATTTACCACAAATATATCGTTATAAAATTAGTTCATCTGATAAATTTATTATATTTGCATGTGATGGATTATGGGATGTTATGTCTAATCAAGATGTAACGGATTTCATTATTCAATTATTAATGAATAAAAAATTTAAAAGTAATTATGCTAAAGAATTAGCAGAACATGCTTATAATAAGGGATCTCTTGATAATATTACAGTTATTGTTTATTTATTATAAAAAGAATTTAAAAATTAAAAGTTATTATATATTAATGTCAATATTAACTAAAATTAATGAAGACAAGTTTAACTTAGATAAATCTAAACCAATTAATATTAAAAAAAATAATGACCCCAACTTTTCTATTTATATAGAAAATAAAATTAAAAATACTCCACCTAGAGAAGATTTATTAGAAAAACAAATAAATTCTATATATCCTAAAGCAACATATGAATGGATTGACTCAGATTTAGTTACTAAATGTCAATTATGTTCTATTCAATTTAATTGGTATTATAGAAAACATCATTGTAGATCATGTGGCGGAGTTTTCTGTTCTGTATGTTGTAATACATATACTATTATTCCTAAAAAATTAATTGATATTCCTAAAGAAACAACACTATTAAGTATTCAGGCTAAACAAATTATTACAAAAATAACTGATACAGTAGGACTATATACTTCTAATACTACTAATACTAATATTAATCCTAATATTAATATTAACAATAGTTTAGTTTGTACAGAATGTTTTAATAAAATTAATAAATTATTAGAAATTCAACATATCATTAAAATATGTGAATTCCTTAGTTTACCTGAACTTTATAATGTTTGTAAAATTAATAAAAATTGGTGTAATGCTGCTATACATTGTATTTCATTATTTAGAAATATACAATATAAACATGCAGATTATATTTTTAATAAATGGGAATGTAATATTGTTAATTCATTAGCTATATATTTAAATGGTCATAATCAATGGTTTATTTTATTAATAAAAACAAGTTTAGTAAATAATATGTTATACAATAATAACAATTTGCAAGATATTATCAATTTAATTAAAAGTTATAATAAAAATAAAAATAAAAATTGTTGGAATTTAATGTGTTCAAGAAAATGTAATTTAGACTTAGATCTATTAGATTTACTTGAAATAATTAGTTATATTAGTTATATTCCAAATTCTAATAATACTTTTTGGAATAATAAAAATTATTTAGTATTAATTTTAGAAATTGCTGAAAATATTATGGATTCTAATTCTACTAAATTAAATATCTTAAATAATACTATCCCATTTTTAACAACTAGTTTAAGATTTTTACTTAATAATGCATCTAAAAATAAAAAAAAATTTGTAATTAAATTACTTGATTTAATTATTAAATTTGATAATAACTCATTAATATTTCTTTGTTTTGAATATAATTATCTTAAAAATATAGAACACTTGGATAATTCTTTTGTTGAATTAAATAAAATATTAAATGCATATTTATCAATTAATCTAATATTTGAATATAAATTATTAATTAATAATACTATTAATACTATTAATGAAATTTATACTAATAAAAATTTTAATATTAATCAACTTCCATTAATATACCCATTTGATACAAACTATTTAATTACTGAAATATTAGGTATTATAGAACTACAAAGTAATTCTAAACCATTACTTCTTATTGTTAATATTCAAAAATTTGAATTATCTAGTAATTTAAATAATTTAGGTGAAAAAATTCAAAAAAAAATTATTATTAAAAATGATTCCCAATTAAGAAAAGAAAATATTGTTTCTTCATTAATCATCTTATTACAAGATAAATTATTATTACAAGCTAGTAGAGAACGTATTGACAAATTTGAACCTATACCTACATATAGAGTTATTATGATTGATCATCATATTGGAATTATTGAATTTTTAGAAAACTGTTTAACTCTTAAACATATTTCACAAAAAAATTATACATTACAAAATTATATATTAGAAAATAATAAAGAAACTAAAATTGGTATCATTAAAGAAAGATTTGCCAAAAGTTTAGCTATATCAAGTTGTTTATCTTATGTTTTAGGTCTTGGAGATAGACATGCTAATAATATTATGCTCTCAAATTCTGGTCATATTATTCATATTGATTATGGTTATATTTTAGAAAATCCAATTCATTCAAATATTGTTAATAATCCTATTATTAGAATATCTGGAGAAATGATTGATTTCTTAGGAGGTTGGAATAGTGAATATTATGAATTATTTAAAAAATATACTATTCAAGTTTTTGATATTTTTAGATTATATTCAAATATTATTATTAATTATTATAATATTCTTGGACATGAAAAAATTATGGATTGGAATAAATTTAAAAAAAGATTAACTGATAGATTCATGAATGGATTATCATTCAAAGATATTGAAGTTGTTTTATTAGATGTTATTGAAACTAGTTCAAAATCCTATGGAGGAGTTTTTATGGACTTATGTAATGAATATAGTAGTCTAATTAAAGGTTGGATGTAAATAAAAAATTGACTATTTTATTATTAATTATATACTCATTTAAAATAATGGATATAATTAATTTACCTTTTGATATTTATAAATATATTAGTGAATATACAAATATTATTAATTTATTTTCAACATGTAAAAATTTAAAAAATATATTACCAAATATTAGATATTTTAGATTTAATAGAGAATTCTCTAAAGAATATATTTATAATGATAATTTTAAATTATATATATATGGATTAATTAAAAAACCAAATTATCAATTATCATTAAATTTACAGTGGTCACTATATTTAAATTTATCAACATTACAAAATATTGATAAATTAGATCTATCGCATAGTTATATACATAGTATACATAAATTAAAAAATATTAATTATTTAAATTTATCATATACAAATATTAAAAAATTACCAATTTTAGAAAATATTAAAATAGTAAATTTATCAGGGTGTAAAGAAATGTCAGATATGGATTTATCATCATTAATAAATGTATATGATTTAGATTTATCATATACCAATATTAAAACTGTATTAGGATTAGAAAAAGTTCATAAACTAAATTTAGGATATTGTAAAAAAATATCAAATGTATCTAATTTAGGTAATGTTAATACTCTAATATTAACATGTACAAATATTAAATCCGTATCTGGATTAGAAAATGTTTATAAATTAGATTTATCAGGGTGTCAATATATATTAAATATATCAAAATTAAATAAAGTTAAAATATTAAACTTGGCATATACTAATATAACTAATATATCAACATTAGGTAATGTTTATGATTTAAATTTATCTGGGTGTGCATATATATTTAATGTATCACATTTAGGAAAAGTTAAAATATTAAATTTATCACATACTAAAATTGTTAATGTATCAAACTTAGGAAAAGTATATGATTTAGATTTATCAGGGTGCCAATATATAACAGATGTATCCACATTAGGAGAAGTTAGTATATTAAATTTATCATATACCAATATTAAAAATGTAAATAAATTAGGAAAAGTTAAAATATTAAATTTAACAGGGTGTTATAATGTTTTAGATGTATCAAAATTAGGAAATGTTGATACATTAAATTTATCATTTACTAAAATAAAAAATGTGTCGTCATTAAAGAATATCCGTAAATTAAATTTAGAATATTCTAAATATATTGACTAAATTACCAATTATAATTACAAATTGTACAAATATAATTTAATTTATAACTATTTTTCTCTCGTAAAAATACTGCATCTTTAAGATCTATATTTTGATGGGTAAGACAACTAGGATTTTTACATGTATAATCATGAGTATGAGGAAGTAAAGGATCTTTACTTATAAGTTCATTTTCTTCAAGACTTCTTATTTTAATATTATTATCTTCTAAATTTATTTGATATAATAAAGTTGTTTCTGTAATTTGTCTTGTAAAATTACAATTATCACACCTAAATTCAGCACCAGAACTAACAATTTCATCAAATAATTGATTTATTTTAATCTTATCTTCTTCTTTAAGTTTTTGATATTTCTTATTTTTCCCCATTTCTTCTTTTGAAAATTCTGCACGAAATTTAGATAAATCATCATTTTCTTCTAATTTTTTAAAAGCATCTGTTAATTTTTTAATACCATTTCTTGTATCAACTTCTTTTGAAATTTCTGAAGATTTAGCAATTTCAAATAAATATGAGCAATTAGGACAAAAGTACATTAATTAATATAATATAAATAGATTTTATATAATTTTTTTTCATTTTTTTTTATTTACAAAATGGACGAAATTTATTATTTGAAGTAATTTGAAAATTATAACTGGAAAATATTTTTTTTATTAAATTATTATTTTTTATAATAGGAATATCAGTTTTTATTTGTTTTTTATTTAACTCCACCAAAATAATAAAAGTATAAGATGACATAAGATAATAATCTGTTCATATATCTTAAAAATCATTTTTTCATTTTTTATACGATGGTGAATAGTAATATATATAATATAATATAAAATCATGATGTACACCATCATAATTATACGAGCAAGACAACGAATATATAAAAAATTGAAATATATATATAAAAAAATCTTTACTTAGTTAATTAATGACCGATAAAAATGATAGCAAGAAATTAACTAAATTAAAAGAAAGAGTCCATCATTTATTAGATAAATGTAGGTATAATGAGGAATGTAAGGGTGACCCTACACATCAATCTTATGGTTTATTTCGTGGTGTATTTATATTAAATAAAAATCAGAGAAAAGAACTTATGGAATTATATACAAAAGCAATAATTGGAGGTGTTAAAGATCTATCAATATTAGAAAGACAAAAAGAATATGCACCAATTATAATTGATATTGATCTAGAAATTCCATCTGAAGATTATCAAAAAAGCACACGGTTATATAATAATAAATTAGTTTTAAATATTATAAAAAAATATGTTGATGCAATTAATACATATTTAGATATACCAAATGACAAATTAAAAATTTGTGTGTTTGAAAAAGAAAAACCTCAAGAAAAAGATGATGTATTTAAAGATGGAATTCATATTATATTTCCAGACCTTTGTGTACAAACAAAAATGAGACATTTAATTCGCTATAAAGTGGTTAAGATGTGTGATGATGAAGGAACATTTGAGGGTTATTTAAATGGTCCTGATAAAATAATTGATAAAGCAGTCGTCTCATCAAATGGTTGGTTTTTATATGGATCAACTAAACCAAATGGATTACCTTATAAATTATCATATATTTGTAACACAAAGTTAAAAAAAATATATGATCATACAAATAAAATAGGTTATGATACAGATGATGAATATGAATATGAAATAAATGATAAAACCTTAATTGATTTTTTATCTGTTCAATCTATAAAAACATATTCAAAGAAAAAAGTAACTCCTATGAAAGAAGAATATGCAGATTCAGATATTGATGTTGAATGTGAAAAATTAGGAATAAATTCAATGGTAAAATCAGAAGAAATTAAATTAGATGTTCCAATATGTAAAGAAGATGAAGTTAGACGTGCTTGTAAATATATTAGTATGCTTTGTGATAAACGCTCAAATGATTATCATGATTGGATGTATGTCGGATTAGCATTACATAATATTGATAATTCTTTATTACCAACATGGGTTGAATTCTCTAAAAAATCACCTAGAAAATTTAAAGAAGGAGAATGTGAAAAAGTTTGGAGAACAATGAAACACCCTGGAAATGGAAATGTTTTAACAATCAGATCTTTGGCTTATTGGGCAAAACAAGATGATCCAAAACAATTTGAAGCTTATATCAGAGAAGAATTTAAAATAATGATGAAAAAAAGTTTAGATGGAAATATATATTTCTTGGCTAAAAGTGTTTTTGCTAAATATTCTGATCGGTTTGTGTGTTCTTCTATTACTAAAAATATTTGGTGGGAATTTAAAAATCATAGATGGAATCGTGTACAAGATGGTTATACTTTAAAGATTTTATTATCTGAAGATTTTGCAAATGAATATAATAAAGAAATCGCTGATATTAGCGTAAAATTAACACAAATAAATGGTTTTGAAAAAGAAGATTTACAATCTAGAAGAACACGTTTAGATAAAATAGTAGGAAATTTAATGAATACTAATTTTAAAGAAATTCTTGTTAGAGAATCTAAAAATCTATTCTATGATGATAAATTTGAACAAAAACTAGATAGTAATATTCAATTAATTGGATTTGAAAATGGTATATTTGATTTGGAAAAAGGTATGTTTCGTGAAGGCCGGCCTGATGATTATATAACAATGAATACTAAAAATGAATATCATAAATACTCTGATAAAAATCCATATATTGTTCAAATAAATAAATTTTTTGAACAAGTCTTTCCAAATGAAAAAGTTCGTAAATATTTTTTAACAGTCTTAAGTACATGTGTTTCAGGTGATACAAAAGAAGAAAAATTTTATATTATGACAGGATCCGGCTCAAATGGTAAATCATTAACTAATGATCTAATGTCAAAAGCACTTGGTGATTATTATATGAGTTGTGATATTAGTCTTATTACCAGAAAAAGAGGACAATCTAATCAAGCAGCACCAGAAAAAGTTCGTATGAAAGGTAGACGATGTGGTGTATTTCAAGAAGCTGATGAAGGTGAAAAAATGAATGTAGGTATTTTAAAAGAAATGACTGGTGGAGATGTTATGTTAATGCGTGATCTTTTTAAAGGATCTGATGAAATGGTTGAATTTAAACCACAAATGAAATATTTTTTAACTGCTAATCAACTTCCAGAGGTACCTTCTAGTGATGATGGTACATGGAGACGTCTGCGAGTTATTGATTTCGTCTCTAAATTTAATGAAAATCCTACAAAACCAAATGAATTTAAAATTGATACTAGTCTAAAACAAAAAATTGAAAACTGGGCACAAACTTTTGCTTCATATCTTATTTATTTGTATTTAAATGTATATAAGAAACAAACTAACTTTACTGAACCATCTGAAGTTAAAGCTGCAACTAACCAATATAAAAGAGAAAATGATTATCTTACTGAATACTTAATGGAAAAAGTTACTGTTACCAATGATCCTAATGATATTATCGGATTTGAAACTCTATGGGAAGATTTTAAAATTTGGTATAGAACTGGCTATGACTCTAAGATTATTCTTAAAAGACCTGAATTTCTTAAATATGTTAGTAAACAATTTGGAGAACCTAGTATATTAGGATTTAGTAATGTAATATTCCGTCTTAAAGGACGAGAAACTATTAAAAATGATTTAGATGTATAACTAAAAATAAAATCTAAATCATTCTAATTATTACTATTTATTATACTCATTTTATTTATTATAAAAAAATTGAAATATTTTATTAATATTTGTTCTTATAAACAAAACAAGATGATATCAATAATGTCTTACTATGATAATTTCTCCAAAGGTTACTGCACGGGTTATATTATAGATGCTTCATTATTTTCTGAGAAAGAAAGACCTGAAATTCATAGATTTAATAGGATATATGGATCGGTTTCAGTACCAACTAATTCTTATCAAAATTATGGAAATTATAGTAATAATTCAACATCCAATGTTACTTATTCTAGCCCTTTTAGAGGTGTGATTGGTCAAAAGTATATGTCACACAGTTATTTCGGTAATGATGATAGTACAAATAAAAGTGTTTTTGATAATTAATCACTAAAGAACAAATCTTTAGATAAATCGTTAATTGTCCATCTTTTAGATGGATTTATTTTAAAAATATTAATAAAAATATTAGTTATTATTTGTTTATTAGACGAGTCTAGATTCAATAAATTTATTTTTTTTATTAATCTATTTTCATCTGGTAATGTATAATTCTTAATATTACCATTTGAATTAAAATAATTTTTATATTCTTTGTACATTTTTGTTTTTTTTAGGAAATCATTAGGAAAATTACCACATGTTTCATTTATTAAACATAAATGATAATAATCTCTTGAAAATGTTGAATCTTTAATAGGATCAAATAATAATTTACCAGATAATAATTCATAAAAAGTACATCCAATAGCCCAAATATCAACTGGAAATGAACATTTTCCTATTAAAATTATTTCTGGAGCTTGATAATACCGTGTTCCAAAAGCATTTTCATAATAATTATGTTCTGCACAATGAGTCCCAAAGTCTGCTAAACTAATATTCATATTTTCTAAATATTTAGAATCTATTGAATACTTAGAAATTTCAGATGTTATATACTCTGCCATTATTTTATCTGTTATCTGTTTGTGTATTGATCTTCTTATTCGCATCTTATCTTCCTTTTTCATATTACTTATATTAGTTATATCTTTCCCTAAAGTTATCCAAAATTGATTTTTACTTTCAGAATATTTCTCAAAAAAATTCTCTTCCTTATATTTATTTATTATAAATGCATCTTTATCATTTATTCCTTTTATTAAGATATTATCAGTTTTAATATCACCGTGAAATACTTTATATTTATTATGTAATATATTAACTGATTCAATTAATTGTTTCATTATTTTTTTAACAAGATATATTGGTAAACCATTTTTATAATCACCCTTTCTTATAATACCATCTATATTTGAACAATGTAATTCCCAGGTTGAACATAAATATTTTTTACTTTCTTTAATTTCAATAAAATATTCAATTAAATTATTAAATATATTTGGTTGTTTTGGCAATTTGGAAACAAACCTTATTTCGTCAAGCCCATCTTTATACTCAGATGGATTTTGAATTTTTAGTGCATAAAATAAATTATTAGTAATATTATATGCTAACCATACTATAGAAAATGAACCACGACCTAATTCACATATTATATTATAATTTTTTATTATGCCTCCTTCTAATTGTAAATTATTTGTTTGTTCAAGATTTTCATCACTTGATAGTGATAATATAGAACTTTCATCATCTAAATCATATGAATTATTATCAGAATTATTATCAGAATTATTATCAGAATTAGAACTCATTATTGATTAATTTAATTAATTATTCTTTAATTTATTTAGTATAAAAATATTCATTTTTTCTATTATTATTATAAATGAATAATAAAAGAATTATTAAAAATGAACCGTATATTAGCAAAGAAATAATAAATGTACCTACAAAAACTCAATTACTTCATCCTATTTCTTCAACATGGATTCATAATCGGGAAACAAATCCAATATGTTTAACTAAATTTCATATTGTTAATAATGAATCTAAAATACTTAATAAATCTAAATGTAAAACATATCAAAATAATTATAAAGATTATTTATATACACCACCTATTGGATTATCATCAACTGATTTATTAATTATTTATAATATTAATTCTATTGATAACTTAAAGAATTGGGTAAAAGAAAATATTAATTTATTAAACTATTTTACATTAAATAGGGGTATTAATTGTTGGATAAGAGTAAATTATGATACTTTAAAAAATTATAATAATTTTTTGGAAAAAATAATTAAAAAAATTATTACAAAACATTATAGGATTGAATCAGATACAACAATAACAAATTTAGAAACAGAAATTAAAAATTATATTGATTATTGGATTCAAAAAAATACACTAATTGAAAATCAATTAGATTTAGTTAATGATTTTATTATTTATATAAGAAAAAAATATAAAGAAAAAATTAATCTAATTTAAATTAATGTCTATTTCACAATTAATAAACCTAAATTCGCTTTTTAATACTATGCTACCTCAACAAACACTATTACCTCAACAAACTCTATTACCTCAACAAACTCAAGATATACCTGCAGTAAGAAGATATTGGCCTGTCCCACCTTTTATTGAATCAAGTTATGAATACCAAAATGTTAATACAGATGTAAATTTAAGAATAGATGTTACAGAATTTTTTCATAAAAAAGTTATTAAATGGATTGAGGAAAATTCTGAATTTAAACATCTTAAACCTAAAAAAAAATTCTTAGAATCTAATGAAGGAAAAATACGTATTTATAATTTATTAAGATATTTTATTAAAAGATCAGGTATTAATTGGTATGATTTAAGAGACAATTATTTAATTATCAGGGAATATTTAAGTAAAAAATTATAAAATTATATTAATTAAAATTGAATATTCTAAAATTTGAATACATAAATTAATTATATAATGGAATATAATTATAATTATAACGATATTGATTTAATTATTTGTTTAGTTGATTCAACTAATGAAAACTTACAATTTGAAGTTGACGAATTATTAAAAATTAATAATATGTATTCAAGAGATTCAGTTAATAATATTTTTGCTGTGTATAATAAAAATATTGATAACTTAAAAAATCAAACACTTAGATTATATAATAAAAAATATATCACCTTAACAGAATTAGAAGTAAAAATGTATAATATTATTAATATTGTAAATACTACTAATTTAGAATTACCTATACATAATTCTACATATGAATATAATTATTTAATTATTAAATTAGATACAAATGAATATATTATAGGAAGATATGGCACAACTCAATTTGGGCATGAAAATAATGTTTATTATTATGATAATAATAATAAAATATATTTAGAACATATGAATTATGTTTTCTCTTATCCTATTACACAACTAAATAAACTATTAGAATTAGAGTTAAATAATAGTATAGCTTACGAATCTAAACTAGAAAATATGGATATTATTATTAATGATAATTACTCTTCTAAACAAATTAAAATTGGATTATTAAAAAATAATACAAGTCAATTTAGTGGTTCAATTGGATTATTATATAATGAAGGTATAAATATATGGACACGTGAAGATATTAAAAATCTAATAGTAAAATGGATTAAAATGCGCGATTATACATATGATACTAATCTATTTATAAATTTATCAAATATTGAAACATCGTTATATATTTATGATGGCGAAATTATTGAAAAACCTATTATTAGAATTTATGGTGAAATTAAAAATAATATTTCTAGTGATAAAATGAAAGAAACTCTTATTAACTTTTTTACATATTTAAAAATTGAACTAAAACAATATTATTGTAATTTTAATTACAATAATTTAGGTGAATATATTTCAATCAAACTATTCTAAAATTCATTTATAAAAATTGATTATATTATTTAATAAGATATAATTGATAGATATTATATTCATGAAGAAAGATTTTAGTGAAAACATAATTATTTATAATTATAAAAATGATAAATATAAAAAACTAAAACTAAAAATTAATAAACAAAAACTAAAATTAAAACTTATAAAACAAAATATAGATAATATACTTTTTAATAATAATAAAATTATAGAACAAAATAAAATATTAGAATTAGAATCAAAAATATTAGATATGAATAATTTATATAATAATAATCAAAATTTTCAAAATAAAATAAAAGAATTAGAAACAAAACTAATAAACCAAAATTATAATGAATATTTTGAGAATAAAATAACAGATTTAAATAATTTATATAATAATAAAATATCGGAATTAGAAACAAAATTAATTGAACAAACTAATATAATAAATAATTATCCTAATGTTTTAGAAAATTTATCAAAAATTCAAAATAATAAAATATTGGAATTAGAAACAAAACTAATAGACCAAAATTATAATGAATATTTTGAGAATAAAATAACAGATTTAAATAATTTATATAATAATAAAATATCGGAATTAGAAACAAAATTAATTGAACAAACTAATATAATAAATAATTATCCTAATATTTTAGAAAATTTATCAAAAATTCAAAATAATAAAATATCGGAATTAGAAACAAAATTAATTGAACAAACTAATATAATAAATAATTATCCTAATATTTTAGAAAATCTATCAGAGCTACAAAATAATAAAATATCGGAATTAGAAACAAAATTAATTGAACAAACTAATATAATAAATAATTATCCTAATATTTTAGAAAATCTATCAGAGCTAGAAAACAATAATAATCTTACTAAACAATTAATTATAAAACACTTAGATGATTTACCAATTATAATATACTATAATCATTCCAAAACAATTTATCCAATTTATAGTAATTCTATATTATTATACTATTGTATACCAGGATATGGACATGGTTTATATAAATATGATACTATGAATGATCTCATAGATAATGATAATAATGATACATGTCAAACTTTTAGAAGTGCTTGTCAAAAAGTATTAGGTGAATATCCAGAACATGGTTTTAATAATATATTTCAAATTCCGCAAGGCAAATGTATAAAAATATTAATACAACACGTTGCTATTAAAACTAAGAGTAAAAGATGTACTTTATTATTAAAAAATAATAATAAAGTGTTATTGTCTCCTATTAAAACAACCTATGGAATATTACAAAATATAGGATATGATAAAGATGGTGTACTTAATAAATTTAATAAAGTAATTAATATTTGGTTTGGAAATGAAGATAATATTAGTGATTATAGTGAAGAATTTATTAATTGTACTGAAATTTTGGAATAAACATTTATTTTAATTATCTAAAAACATATCAATTGATGATTCAATTAAATCATTTAATTGATTATTAAAGTTATTTTTATCTGCATAAAAATATAATACATCATTTTTATCAGTTTTACATTTTCTAATATTTCCATTAATTTCATCAAATAACTTTTCTATAAATTTGGGCACTGCTTTATTTTGAGTTGTTTTCATTTTTTCTTTTATTTTATTTGATATTATTTTAATAATAATTTCAGGACTTTTATCATTTAATTCATTAAGATAATAAGTATAAAAGTAATATAAATATTTACATTCTATTTTATACTTATTAAATATTTTTTCTTTTATTTTCTGATTAAATATTTTATTATTTTCATATATTAAATCATTCCAATTAAAAGAATAATAATTTTCTGTATCAAGAGTAAATAAACATGTAATTATTTTTTTATTTTTAAATTTTTTATAATTTTTAGAACTACTATCATCAATTATACTGTTTGAAAATGTGTTAATTAAATTTGTATCAAATATACTATCTAATAATATTTCATTACAATTGAGTTTATTAAATTGTGGTTTTATATAAATAATATACACTTTAGTATCATCATATCCAATTAATTGAAAATTATTATAAATAACAAAATCATCATTACAACCATTAAATTTAACATAATGATGTACTAACCAATTAATTGTTGGATTTTTTTCCAAAAAAGTATCATATATTTTATCAATAATATTAATTTTTTCATAATGATTAATTAAATATTTTTCCATAACAAGAATATTATTATTATTTTCACTATATAAATCTTTTGAAAAATATTTTTTACATAAACAATTTTCATGTCCTTTAAGAGTACTCTTAAAAGACTTTGAATATATATCAATAATATTATATATATCATTTATTGTTATATCACAATAAATTCCTTGTCTACAAATTTGTAACATATGATAAAAAATAATACATTCTAATGGACATAGTAATTTTGTATGATTATTAATTATATTATCAATATTTAATTGAATTTTTTTCATAAATTTACATATTATTTTATAATATTTTTTATAGTCTCGTCCATTATTAGAAAATTTAAGTATACATATCTTTTTTTCAAAACCTAAATTATTATGATTATTTCTAATTTCATAATAATAATCATTCCATTTATCAGTTTGAGATAATTTTGAATCTTTGACTTCAATAAATATAGCTTTAATTTGTTTTTTCACATTAGATTTATTTGTTTTTTCTTTTTGAATTATCTTAATTAATAAATATATAAACATAGAAGCATATCTAATATTATGATGACTCATATCAACAACCTTTTTCTCATTTTTTTCAAAACTATTAGATAATGAATTCAATATATCAGTTTTATCAAAAATAATTTCTTTAAAAATACTAAAATCATCATTTGTTTTAGTAGAATTTATTAAACTTTGGTATTGTATATTAGAACAAGGTAAAGTAAATGCATCATCTATAAAATTTTCATTATCAATATTAAATTTTATTATTCGTCTATAAATATCATCATTATTTTTAATATATCTAAAATATATTTTTTTCTTCATTCTTGTTAATGCTACATGTAATAGTGAATTATAAACTAAATTATTACTTTCACCACTAAATTTTACTAAACTTTTTTCATCAACACCTATTACAAATACAATAGTTCTACCATCTCCTTTTGATGTATGAATAGATACTAATCTTGTGGCATCTTTAGATTCTGATAAATCAATTGACGATCCTTGTTCTGATTTATGAAAAATAGCATATCGTGTAAATTTATCATTATTATTTTTATTATTCCAATATATATTAATGGCTGTTTCTATAGCATTTACTAGAGGATTTTTAGAAGTAAATGGTGTGATAAATAAAAAATCATTTGGATTATAATTATTTAATTCTACTTCTTTTATATAAAAATTTATTATTTGGTCTACCTCTTCATTTATCATATTATTTTGTTTTTCATCTGCATAAATATTTTTCCCTTGAAAAAATGTAACTAAATTATCTTCTTCTTTTTCTTCTTCTTTATAAGGAAGTATTTGTGGTAAATAATATTTTTCAAATTGAATAATATTATTAACTAAATCTATTAATTGTTTGTTATAAAATCTTCTACAAATATTTGAAAAAACAAATATTGTTTTATTAATATAAGAAAACTCATTATCTAGCATATATGTAAAAGCATTATCTTTATTAACTAAACTTTGTAATTTATCTCCAACAATATAGGAATCTATATATTTGTTTCTCATAATTTGAATAATAGCTTTTCCATAATCAATTGATAAATCTTGTGTTTCATCACAAATTAAACAAATTTCTTTATTTAGTTTAATATTTATTCCACTATAATTAATTGTTGTAATATAATTAGTTTCAGTATAATCATCAATAATAGAATTAACTAATCCCTCAAACATTTTTAATTCTGTATGATTTTTATTACCAATAGCATACATTAATGAATCTATTGTTCCTACTACTAATTGACATTCTTTATTTGTTTTCTTATTAGTAAAAGATATTTTATATTTTTTAGTGATTTCTTCTTCTCTATTAATTACTATATTTTTAAGAAGACCTTCGTTAATTTGATTTTTAAATTCAGTAAAAATAATATATTTTGCAGAATGTTGTTTAGTTACAATTATAAAATATTTATAGTGTTCAAATTCTGGAGATTCTAACATTTGGATTAATCCAAATGTTTTACCATTACCTGCACCTTGTTGTTTAATATATAACTTACATTGTAATGGAAGTTCATAATTATTTATTTGTATATTATTATGATTTAAATAATTAATAAAATCATCTTTATTAAATGGTTGTTCTACATCAATCATCTCACTTTTAACATTTTTAGGTGATATTTTATAAATTAAATTATTTATATCTATAAAAATATAATCATAATTTATAAAACTTTTATATTTCCAATTTTCTAAAATAAATTCTAAAAATGATCTATTACAATAATCTAATTTCTTTACACTAACAGTTTTATTTCCATCAATTATCCAGATAATTCTATGATTATTTAATTCATAATCTTTTTTTCTGTTATTTACTTCATTTATATCAATTTTAGAATGTTGAAATTCCACAACAATATTATGCTCTTTAATTACTACATCTGCACGACGATCTTTTATTTGATTATCATTAATTCTTGGAAAACTTATTTCTGTAATAGGAAACTTTTCTTGCCACTCATAATGCCATTTAGTCATATGAAATCCAATATCATTATTATTCTTATGTCTAAAATATGGTTTATTAATTTCTCCTTTTGCAAATATTAATAAATGACCATTTATACATTTTATCTCTTTTCCATTATATTTATTATCATAATCATCTATACTAATACAACTATCTTCAATATAGGCAAGTTGAGAGTGATAATTTAAACTACATTCATTATAATTCATAATTGTTTTATTAAATACTTATTTAAATATTTTATATTTTAGTCTATAATAAAAAAAAAAAGTGTGTATATTTTGGTATGAATAAGTTCCATTTTTTGAAATCATTTAAGGTAAAGATTTCGTAATATTTAAATGGAACTAAATGGAAACATTTTTAATGATGTATATATATGTAATGATTGTAATTTTATATATAAAACTAGAAATGGTTTATGGAAACACAACCATAAATTTCATATAAACCCGGTCTCCCAAAGTCTCCCTAGTGGTCTCCCAAAGTCTCCCTCCAATATCAAGATAAAAAGTAAAATTTATTCATGCATTTATTGTAAAAAATCTTATTCAAATAAAAATAGTAAATATAAACATCAAAAAATATGTAAATTAAAAGTTGATGAAATTAAACAAATAGAAATTAAGTTAACAAATAAAATTAATAAATTAAAAAAAGAATTAATTAAAAATCAATCTAATAAAATCATAAATAATACTATTATAATAAAAAATAAAATAATAAATAATATTGGTAGTGAAAATATAACAGAATTAAATGATAGAGAAATTACTATGATATTTAATAAAGAATTAGAAGGAATAATAACATTTATTGAAGTATTAAATTTTAATGAAAGATTACCACAAAACCATAACTATTGTTCAAGTTCTTTAGAAAGTAAATACTTATCTTATTATAATGATGAAACTGATACAATTGATAAAGATAGGAAGAAATATTTTTTTGATAAGATATTAACAACAACAATAGAAAAAATGGAAATCTTATATAATGCTAACACAAAAAAATTTAATAAAATAAAAAGAAAACAAATTGAAGATAATATATTAAATCTAAAAACAATAAAAAATTATCATTTTAATAATAAAATTGTAAAAGAAATCATGAATAAAATGAATTTAATATCATATAATAAAAGAAACATAATTTATAAAACATGGTATAAATCAAATCTAAAATCTTTAGATTTATAAAACATAATATAAATCAAATCTAAAATCTTTAGATTTATAAAACATAATATAAATCAAATCTAAAATCTTTAGATTTATAAAACATAATATAAATCAAATCTAAAATCTTTAGATTTATAAAACATAATATAAAT